TTGCTGTTAGAAACAGAATGCTTCCCAGCGTTATTCCTAAAATAAACTTTAAACGAGCATCTAGGTCTGCAGCCGTTAATCTTTCTTTAGCCATTTGTTATTTCCTGTTCTGGTGTAGTAGGTGTAACCTTTATTACATCCTTTGTACAAGTCTGTGAAGCTTCACATTCTGGAGGATTACATTCTGCAATTTCCCAATTTTTAGGATCTTGGCAGGGATAGCGGTATCTGTTTAAAGAATCGCATCCAGTTAATGATAGCATTAATAGCCCAGATAGGGCAATAGTGATTAATTTCCTCATACCACTATTATACCCTACTCTGAGTTTTTATTTCTAATAGGACTTGTAATTATCCAAAGAGCAGTTGTTGCCATGATTCCATAACCAACAATAGTCTTTGCACTTCCGTCCAGAACTACCCAAGCAATAAACATACCAAGAAGGGTCCATGCTTGGTCAACCATATCTTTTAGGATATTCTTTATTATTCTTACCATTTTCTTCCTCCTCGTGAACCTGGTGAATTGGCACCTGAAGCGCCACCCCCACCAGAACTTCCTCCGCCTCCTGTGCCACTTCCAGTGGCCCCTCCTGTGGCAACTGCTGCTGCGTTAATTGCTGCACCTGCTGCTACAACTGTAGCAACCACCATATCTGTTGCTTCTTCTCTTTCTTCATCTGACATATCCGCACCTATGCTTCCAAATGCAGCCAATGCTGCTGCTGGGTTTGTAAACAGTTCTTCCACCAGCGCTCCTGGGTTTTGTAATAATTCTACTTGGGCAGCAACGGCTGCAGTAATTACAACAGCATTTCCATTTTCATCAGTACGAACATCTACTGGTGTTGCTGGTGGCAAATCAGAATATGATACGCCTGCTGCTTTTATATCTGCAGATGAAACTGTTTCTCCAGGCTTAATCGACTCAAGAAGTTTTTCTACAACAACTTCCTTTTGCTCTTCAGTTAGTTTGCCTTCTTCTGCTGCTTTCTTTAATTCTTCCGCCTCTGCTTTAGCCGCTTCTAACTCTGCAGCTTTTGCTTCAGCTTCCGCTTTTGCATCTGCCGCTTCTTGTGCTTTAGCTTCTGCTTCTGCTTTAGCATCTGCTTCTGCTTGCGCTGCCGCTTTAGCCTCTGCCTCTAACCTATCCGCTTCCGCTTTTGCATCTGCTTCAGCTTGTTCTTTAGCTTCTTGTTCTGCTTGCGCTGCTGCTTCTTCTGCTGCTATACGATCAGCCTCTGCTTTAGCAGCGGCTTCTTCTGCGGCTACACGGTCTGCTTCAGCCTTAGCTGCTGCTTCCTCTGCGGCTTTAGCTTCTGCTTCTGCCTTTGCTGCAGCTTCCGCTGCTGCTTTGGCTTCTGCTTCTGCCTTTGCTGCAGCTTCCGCTGCTGCCTTGGCGGCTGCTTCTGCTGCTGCTGCTTGTGCAGCTGCTCTTTGTGCTGCAGCTTCCGCTGCTGCTGCTTCTTGTGCTGCTTGTGCTGCTGCAGCCTCTGCTGCGGCATTTGCAGCGGCTTGTGCTGCTGCTTGTTGCTCTGCATAATAATTAACTGTAACCTGTGCTGCATTTGTCATTGCAGTTACTGCTTCATTTACCTTTGTTGTTGCTGTATTAGCAAGGGCATCTGCTGTTTGAACTGTTACTGTAGCAGTTTCTGTAAGCTGATTCAGTGTAGCAACTTCTGCTGCTTTGACCTCTGTTTTATCTACAACTACTGCTTCTGCTGCAGTCTTCTGTGTAGTAAGAGTATTAAGTACTGCAGTATCAGTGTTAAGAGTTGTCTGTGCGGTGGCAACTGCGGCAACTAATACTGGATCTTTTGTTACTATTGTAGTTGCAAATGCTGTTTGATTTGGAGTAGTAAAATATCCGCTTCCATCTTGTCTCATTATTAGCCAGCCAAGTATAACTTGTGATGCTCCACCATTTTCATAGTACCAAATGGTAAAGTCCTGTTGTTTATCTACATCTGTGTTGTAGGTTGGAGAATATTGACTCCAACCCCCGCCCTTATCAATCCACTCATTGATTGCAAGCTGCCCATCGACATACATCTTTGCGCCATCATCTGAATGAATTGCATATTTTACCGTTACTGCTTCTTCTGGAACGGTAATAGTTCCTTCAAATTTAACAATTACATTGTCTACCCGCCCAGAATTAAATACCTGTCCGCTTCCAAATTGGTGAGCAATATAAGGAACTGTTGTTGTTGAAAGTGGTGTTGCATTTTCTGCTGGAAGTGGGGGCTGCTGTCCGCCAGGGGATGCGTATGTCGTTACTTCAATTCCATTAGTTGTGGTTTCTACGGCTGAAGCATCTGCAGCAGCTTGGGCTGCGGAAAGGTTTGTGGTGTCTGTAGCAACTACAGCAGTTTGTGATTCAACCTGTTGTGTTACTGTATTCAAATTTGTTTGAGCATTATTTAGATTTGTTGTTGCTGTGGCAACTACTGCAGTTTGTGATTCAACTGCTGTTTGGGCTGTCGCTGCAACTGTAACTGCTGTCTCAGCAGACTGTATTGCAGTGTTAGCCTCTTGCACCTTAACTGTTGCTGATTCAACTGCTGCCTTAATTGGCTCTTGAGTTGTAGCAATTTGAGTAGCAGTCTGAGTATCTGTGTTTGGCACATTTGCTTGAATTGTAGATATGATCGCATTGCCTTGTGCCTGGGCTGCCGCTTGTAGTGTTGTTTCTGCTGTCTCGACCTTAGCTGCAACTGTCTCAACTGTAATAGGAGTGGTTGCTGTGGCGGTATCTGAAGATGGATTTGCTGGTGTTACCTGAACTGTAACTTCCTCAGCATGGGCATTACTTGGCGCAAAAAGAAAGAGCCAGCCGATTATAAAAAGGCTGGTTAAGGTATACTGTAACTTTCTAGTCAACTAGGTATCTCCTAAGTAATGCAATATCTTTGCCTACTTAATAATTATACCACTTAACTATTTAGGATTATCTGTTTTATAAAAGCCATTACCTTTAAACTGTATTCCAAAAGGTGTGAAGTGTCTAGTCATTTCCGACTCACATTCAACGCATGTATAGCCTGGGTCATCATCAACAATAGACCTGTGCACTGACATTGTTGCATGTGCATCATCATATGAGCATTTGTATTCGTATACTGGCATTTTTATTTTGGGTGTCTTCCTGGAAAAACTTGTGAGTTTCCTGGAATTTCATACCAAGATTTCTTAGTCCAAAAAACAGAAAGCGTATGTCTGACTCCTGCTGTTATCTCACGAACACCATGAAGATGCTTTGAGTCTCCCTTAAATGAAATAAGCATTCCTGGCTCTGGCTGAATTTCAAAATCGTATTGTGGCATGTAAAGAGATCCGCCTACATAGTCGTCATTAAAATAAACTAAGCTTGAATAATGTTTATCAAAAAATGTTTTACCAAACTTTTCTGCGCTTTCTGGCCATATCCTATAATTAGCTAGCTCTTCCCAATCATACTCTTCCTCTGGGTCAAAGTAATCAATGTGTGGCTCCTGAAGTCTACCAACTCTCCATCTATGAAGTCCCGATAGCTGGACTAGCAGATCTTCTCCAAACATTTCTTCAGCAGTAGATTGCATTCTCTTTTCCATATCAAAAACAAGGTCTAGTGGAAAGTTTGGGTACATAAGTCTAGCTTGTTGAATATCTGTTGTTCCTATAGTCATTCCGTCCCAGGCATCTTTTCTACCAGTAGGGTTGCTTCCTGAAATTTCAGCTTTATTTTTCTTTAAATCCTTATATCTTTGAATTCGTCTTTCTGCATCAAAAGAATTCCAGTCAGATTCGGAAAGAGAACATAGAGCAGAGTTAATAGTTTCTACCTCTTCTGGGCTAATAAAATTTTTAATAATCTGAACTTGAGGTATTGCAGTTTCTAAGATTTCCATAATTCTCCTTTAATAATAAAGAGCAGTTTGAGGACATGCTCAGGTCCATCCTGCGGGTAACGGCCCGCTATCTGCGACTCCCCAGTGACGGGGTGCAGATTTCTATTATACCTTACTTGATTTTAATTGTTTTAGGCTTCTTTTCTTCTGGAACAATACGATCCACATTAATATGTAGAAGACCATCCTTTAGCTCTGCACCAGACACTTCCATGTATTCACCTAAAGCAAAAGATCTGACGAACTTTCTGCCAGCAATTCCTTTGTGAACAACTTCTGCATCTGTAACTTCTACAATTTCACCCTTAATAATAAGTGTTCCATTGTCTACTGAGACACTGATATCTTCCTTGGTAAATCCTGCAATAGCAAGAGATAGCCTATATGTGTCTTCATCTAGTTTAAGAAGATCATATGGAGGATATGACTGAGAGTTGATTTTGTGTGCAGTATTTAGACGGGCTAGGTCCCTGTTGAAGCCAATAAAAAAAGGATCATTGAATAGATCCATTGCGAATTGTGTTACCATTATATTCCCCTTTCAAGCGAATAAATTAATATATGGACCCTCTAATGAGCGATCCATATATTATTATAGCAAAATATTTATATTTTGTCTATTTCTTCTTAGCCCTTACTTTAGCAAGTGCTTCAAAGTCCTTTACCTTGGTATCCCCTAGGTATCCCCAGGCATATCCATCGGCAATCATTTGTTCATTAACTGATACTTTAGATCCATCTAAGAATAGCCATCCAAGGATACGCCCGTATTTTTCTGATGAGTCCATTTTTTCTGTTTTAATAACAACAGTCTTAGATGCATCAATTGCTTTCTTTAAATACTCTTTAGATTCAAGGCCAAGCGCTTTTTCCATTTTGTCTGTAGTACGGCTTTCAGGAGTATCTATTCCCGCCAACCTAACTCGTGAGCTAAATGAGATATCAAATCCAAGATCAATATCTACATCGATGGTATCTCCGTCTACAACCTTTGTAACCTTTTTAACGTAGTACTCAAACATTACTTAGCCTTCTTATTTGGCGCTTTCTTAGCCACCTTCTTGACTGGTGCCTTTTTAGCTGTCTTTTTTGCAGGAGCCTTCTTGGCTACCTTCTTTGCTGGAGCTTTCTTGGCAGCCTTCTTGGCTGGTGCTAAAATCTCATCTATGTTTACAGAATAGACATCTTCTTTAACTCCAAAAAAATCCTTAAGCTTTTTTAAAACGTTCATCTTGTTCTCCTTATTTTTTGTACTGCTTATGATTAGTATATCATTTTTTTAGCTTCTCACCATGGATTCGAACCACGATTCTCGCCTCCAAAGGGCGATGTCCTGCCGTTGGACGAGTGAGAAATGGAGCGGATGATGAGAATCGAACTCACCCCTTCTGCTTGGAAGGCAGAGGCACTACCAATATGCAACATCCGCATTGTGCCCTCGGCAGGAATCGAACCTGCGACGCAGACCTTAGAAGAGTCTCGCTCTATCCCCTGAGCTACGAAGGCCTAACTTAATCATTTGGAATATCGGTATCCATGTCCATTTGAATTAAACCAAATTCTTTTGCTAGCTTTTTTCCTTCATCTGACATTTCAATTACTGCTTCAAGATCGTCATTATAAGTAACACTAATTAATCCTTTATTATATAGTTCAACCAAAGATTCATCAACGTGCTCTTGGTGAGCTTTCCATAACTCTGGGGCAAGGACTTTTGCTTTGTCTGTTATATTAAATATAAATTCGCCGTCTGAGTCCATACCAGCCAACTCTATTGCACCTATTGAAATATAATATTCCATTCTGTCTTCGCTGTGCATATTTACCTTTCGTGCAACAAGTAGGACTTGAACCTACGATTACCGAATTATGAGTTCGGGGCTTTAACCAACTAAGCTATTGTTGCTTAGAAGTCTATTATAACGTGCCGTCTTCATTTTTGTCAATAGTTGATTCAACTATTTGCTGTACGTATTCAGAAAAATGTTTTCTAATATTTCCCATTGGCCTATGTCCAGCTAGCTTCCATATTCTCTTATACTCAATTACATTAGAGAATGTAGTTGGGCAAAGAACTATTCCATTATATTCTTTTAATACAGTAGGTAGCGGAACATGCTTTCCACAACACTTGCATTCTTTTGCTTTTTCTTGATACGTGCTCATAGTATTTGCATCCTGTCCATTGCGTCTCTTAAATTTTCTGGCATTCTTGGTGCCCTTATAAGATTATAGGAGTTAGTTTCTCCGTCATTTTCTGTTCCAAAATCATTGTCGTAGCTCATAGATTCATATGTATGTATATTTACTTCTTGATTTGTATCAAACTTACTTCTACTTATTGAGTTATAAATTGATCCACAAACTGCATCCGCCAAGTCTTTTGAGCCTTTTCTTGGGTGGTCTACCCTATCTCGCATAATTCTTAATTGCAATAGCTCATCAATTAGCAAAGGAATATGCGGACCAATTACTCTTTCTTCAGCAACAACCATTGCCATATCGTCATAATGCTTTTTAGCGACAGATAGAATTTCTGTATTGATGCCGTATTGTTTTAGTTGTTGCATCATATCATGTGAATTCCATCTGTCAAAGGTACATACACGAATTTTAAATCCTCGTGTTTTCAATGAAAGAATATAATCTTTAACTTCAGTAAAGTCTACAGACTTATCTTTTGTTGGTGTCCAAAATCTGACAGCATCTATTTCTACAATTGGAGCTGGCTGTGAATAAGTATCTGTTACTTTTACATTTACCCATTTGTTAACATGTGCCATTGCAACGGCACAGTGGTCATGCTTTTGAGCAAGGTCAACGTGTATAAAATATTCTTTATCTGGATCTGGCAAGAACCAATCTTCTAGTCTGCCAAAGTTATCTACCGCAAGGTGCGCTTTATTAAATGCCTTCTCGACCTTCTCTTTTGATTTAAAGAATGCATCTACAGCATCTGGTGGCATGCAGGCAAAACGTGACAGGGCATCAAGAGGGTTAGTAAAGAATGCAACCTTAAAATCATTAATGCTTCTAACTGGGTTTACTTCCCAAGTAGGCCTTTTTAAAGCATAAACTTTTGGTATTTTATATGAGATTATGTGATCTTCTTCCCATTGAATCTCAAACTCATTGCCAACAGTCCCGTCTGGTAGGTCCTCGTCCATCTTAAATTCATGATCACGAATAACGGTTTCAACTTCTGCAACAACGGCATTATATCTTTGCTGTATGTAATCGTTTTTGTATCTTGGGAAAGACAAAAGTATTACCTTGCCAAAGTCTGGAAAACGGGAGTCCACTGATGCACGGTACATATCATATATACCTGCACCTGTTTTTGCCTGATCGTGACCTGTTGTATTTTCAATTGCAAAGCCTGAAATCTCATCAAGGATAACTACTATAACGTTATATCCTTCCCAGGCTTCACGTTCTGAGTGACCTGAGTGTACTGTAATAGCCTTATCAAATTTAACTTCTGAAGCTTTGTCGTTATACTTTCCAGCAAACCAAGGTGACTTGTCGATGCGTGTCTTAAATCCTTTAAAGAAAACGTTGCTTGCCTGCTGAGCGTTGATAGCAATATTGATAATGTCAATGCTATCTCCTGGAGGTTTGCCATAATATGTTGCTGGATCTTTTAGGCATAACAAAAGATATACAATGTATGCTACTGCAATTGTTGAGCAGTAATCTTTTCCAGAACCTTTTCCGAGCTGAGCAACTACTTCATTAGCAGTCTGTTTAAATCTTATTCTTCCTTCTTCTTCTCCAAATAGCTTGATGAGTGTTGACTCTTTGTAGATTTGCGAACTTTTTTCGATAAGCGTGTACTGATAGTCGGAAAGCTCTGGAAGCCCAAGGTATTCTGGACTTCTAACAAACGTTTTAAGATCGACTGGTTTTTCATCGAACTCCTCTCCATCGAGCATGTCGATAAGATCAGCAAACTCAAACGACATCGGCTTCCTCTACTGGAACTGATTCAATTACTCCAGTGATTTGGGACAATCGTTTTGCAACTTCCATCTTACACTTAGGACATGTTGCCGTAGCTTCTTTTAATATCTTAACAAGAATATCTTGTTTACGTTCCGTCTCTGCAATCTGAGATGCAATCTCATTATTCTCAAGGACTCCGATTGACTGAAGCATGGCTATTCTTTTGGTCTCTATATCAGCAATAAGCTTTAAGGCTCCCGACTTAACTGCCAGCTGTCCTGACTGATCTGCGTCTTCTACGGTCTTCCACGCCTCTTTAATAAGCATTGCGTAATGTTGATCAGCACCAGATATAGCTTCTTTGGCACGATCTCTGATGTTGCTATCGTTGTGTACTACATCTTTCCAGTCATCAATAAGCTCAAGGACTTCTTTGCGCTGGATTCCAGTAATTGTGGCGATCTGTGTAGGGGTGCTTCCTTTAAGGAGTTCTTCTACTACCCTATTCATTCTGTCAAAATGCTGTGACAATTCTATTTCGCTCATAAGTATATTATACTTTCAGTCGACTAAAATGTCAATTAGAATTAGCTTTAGCAATCTTAAGGAGAATTAAATATCCTATCATGTCATCAATATCATTGTCTCCAGCAAAGCCAGATCCATTCTTAATTCTATTTATCTTATCATCAATACGGATTTTAATCTGCTCTTGATTGTCCGCCTGAGAAAATATACGAATTGGACTAAGCGCTGAGTCCCCGTAAGATATATTCTTTTCAATTAGCATTCCTGCTATTTCAAGACATTGTGTAATAATCTTATTACCCGATGGAGCAGATGTTGCCATCAGTTGCAGGTCTGTTACCCACATCTGAAAACCTTTTTCTTTTTCTGGATATGCCGCCATTTTATTCCTCATCTTTGTTATATATACTTGAATCGACCCACCAGTCTTCAAATATCTTTCCCTCGTGCTCTACATTTTCTTTTACAAGAACGTAGTTAAACTTTTTAAATATCTCTTTTGCCTTTTCCTTTATCAGCAAGTTGTTTTGATCTGCATAAAGGTCGTGTTCAAATGTTACAACAGAGAACCTATATCTGTCAAGGGGTAAGGCCTCTAGAGCTTTTAAAGACTGAAATGCAGGCTCAATATCTATTTGTAAATAGTCTATACGGTCTGGAAAATTATTTTCTTGAAGATAATCTAGGTAGTTAAAAGTAGTTGCATCAGTAGTTAAACATATATTAGATCTATTTAAATTGTATTCATCTGATCTTGCTTTGTCTATCTCTAGTGCTACCCCAGACCACGCATACTGTGTTTCTAGAAGATATGTATTGCTATCATCTTTAGAATGATAACCGCCAATCTCTAAATAGTATCCGTTTCTTTTTTCTTTTAAATAACTAAGAACAAACGACTCTTGGCCAGCTTGGCTGTTGCTTCCCTCATAAACTCTCATCGTTTTTTAATTAATCCAAACTGATCTAGGTATCTCTGAATAGTCATAGCAGAGACTTTACACTCTTCGGCAATTTCCGTTATAGTTTTCTTTTGAATTATATATCTTCTGTGTAACCAATCTTTACTTTGATATAGCTTCATCGTTCTGTCAACACCTTATTAGCATAATGTGCAATCCCAAAACTATCTGCAACGTCAAAATCTAACACGTTTAAATTATACTTCTTGTTAAAGTAGTCAGCAGTCCTCTGCTTTCTCATATTTCTTAATTTGTTTTGATACCACGAGTCTGCATAACCTGGGTTTTGTGCTCTTATCATCTGCTTTTCTTCTTTAGTGGGGTTCTTATTTCCTATATATGCCTGCCAAGATGAGGGGGCTATTGTTATTACCTTTGCCCCAGTAGACATTAACTCCGCTATGACCACTCCATAAACATATGATAATTTAATTACAGCATCTGCAGACTTAACAAATACTGCACCTTCAACAACAATATAATCTGACTTTAATTCTTCAAGCATAGAATGCATTTTGTTTTTTGCATCATGGATCTTGTCATATATATCTTCGCCTATTAAGTTAACCTTGCCCCACTTTAATGGAATATCATTTTCCATTAAGCAGAAAGCAATAGAGTTAGTAGAGGCGTCTATGCCTAAAACCCTATTTGCCTGAGTCTTCTTTAGACTAGCTAATGTCATCTATCATCCTAAACAATTTGCTTTTATTTTCAAGGTTAATATTCTTTTCGCATATAGCGCAGAAATCTCCCTTGTTGTATCTACTTAGTTGCTGCTTACATTTAGCGCATGGTCGCTCTGCACCATTTCTAATTGCTTTACGCTCATAATACTTTTCCATAATTCTTCGGTTAGTAGCAATTCTACAACATTCATCGGCGCAATATTTTTGATTATGAGTTTTTGGATCAAAATCTTTTTTGCAGGTTGAGTTAGCACAGATCATAGACTAGGCACCGAGAACAAATCAATTTCAACTGTGCCTACAGGACCATTCTTTGCATAGCATTCTTTCTTAACTGGGCAGTAAGTACAAGGCATCTTTGATTTAGTTGCACCTTCTGGTCTCTTTGGAAGATCTCCATCCTTAAAGTTATCCCAGACTTCGCACAGCCAGGCAAAGGTGTGCTCAATAATCTTTGTATTCTTTTCATTCATAGAGATTGGAATAACTAGTATTTCTTGTGTATTCTTATTCTCATATAGGAAGAATCCTTCCTTAGCATTTTTTAACTTCATATAAGTAAGAAGCTGTAGCATATGGTTATCTGTAGGCTTCATCTCTGACTGTCTGGTATCCCAAACCTCTTGCTTAGCCGTTTTAATTTCACCTATTACTGTCTCGCCATCGTACTCCATAATAAGATCTATGAATCCTCTGATTGGTGGATACTCATTAACAATCTCTTCTTCTTCCGCTCTCCACTGTGGCATAGTAGAAATAAGCTTTTGCAATCTCTCATGGGCCTGAGTTCCCTGTGCCATGTTGGCAACCGCAACTGCATCGTTATCATCAATAAAGACTGCACCAGAGAATGCCATGTACCAATATCTAGGGCACTTGCCGTGGCCGTAGCCCAAAGAACTTGGACTAAATGACTTCTTGGTCATCTCTCCATCTGCACGTTTAGTATTTCGATATGACTCATCAAGCAGTTGAGCAAATAACTCTGGATCAAAGAACTTCCCAGTGTGCTTTTTAAACTTAAGGTTTTTTACAATTTCTCTAGCCATTTATGAATTATACCTAACGACATACTTAAGTGCATCTACAAGTTTGTCTATGGACTCCTTTACTGAATAATATATGTTCTTCTTGTTATTATTTACTGTTCCAGCTTTGTCCTTAGCAATTGTAGAGTATACAGATGCAAGCACTGCAAATTTTGTAGACATAGCCTGAAGCTCCATAATTAAATGAGGTGCCTTTGCAGAAGGCACATCAGGGTTCATGAGAAGTTTTACAACAATAGCCAAGGCCTTGTCTAGATGTTCGTCCTTCATAAACTCGTGAAGGTCGTTAAACTCTGTTATGTCACTAATAAGTTCTAGCGTGTTCTTATCACTCATGGTTCTCCTCATAAAACTCGATCAACTCTTCAAGAACTGACCACTCAATAATGCCTAGTCTAACCTTAGACTCTGCCCCTATAATAATCTTTAATGCTGGATGCATATTTCTATTCACCTTAAAGGTATCTGTACAAATCTTTGCCCAGTTATCTTTATTTAAATTGAATGATGTTCCTGCTTCTTTATAATCAACAAGGAATTGCTTCCATTGAGCATCACCTTTTTGATAATCTCCTCTTCCGCTATTCTTTTGAGCCTTGGCCCCATCACGTTTTACTTCTGATCTTTCTGACATTATCCAACCACATATGAATTCTTATGTCCGTCTGGGCACTCCCAAGATATGGTCATAGTAGATGCATCCCAATAATACTCTGTAGAATCTTTTTCACACTTGTTGCAAGGCTTTGTTCCGCCTATTTTCTCAAGCTCTGGAGAAAAGATACGCTCTGGTTTACCAAGAAACTCATTAATGTTTGGCATTTATCTCGCCTATTAATTTGTCTACAACATCTTGATTTTCCTTTAAATACGCTACAGCCTTTGCACGTCCTTGAAAACGTTCTCCATTTACTGTATACCATGCTCCACCTTTTTCTACTATACCGCACATTTCTGCAACATCTAGAGTTTCTCCAACGCTATCTACACCAAGAACGTTCCCTTGGTAGTAGAAGTCGTATTGTCCCGATAGATTTGGGGGGCCGAGTTTGTTGTAATCAATAATCCAGTTAACTGGCCTTCCAACTCTTTGTTCAATGATCTTGTCGCCAACCTTAATGCCAGCCTTAATAGCATTCGCTTCAGCTTCAGACGACCAGAGCTTGATGACAGTGGAAGAGAAGAACTTGACTGCCATGCCACCCGTGGGGATGTGACTAGCATGCATAGATCCAAACTGATTTCGTTGTTGTGAGATGAGAACAAGTAGTGTGTTTTTGTTTGCATAGTTTAACATTTTGACTGCGTGGGTCATATCCTTTGCTTCAGCGCCGATTTGCTTTGTATCTTGCAAATCTTTCATTTCATTTCCATCTTTTTCAAAATAAATAGCAGGCAGCAATGCAGATATAGAATCTACTACAATAAGGTCAACGCCTGCATCCATTAGCTTAGTAGCAACATCAACCATATCATTAACGGTTTTTGCTGGAGAGTAAATAAGGGAAGATGAATCTACTCCTAGTTGCTCGGCCCATGACTGATCGTAAGAAGCTTCTGCATCAATCCAAGCACACGTCTTACCTTCTTTTTGTGCAAGAGCAATCATCTGTAAGCAAAAAGAAGATTTACCAGCAGACTTATTGCCCCATACAAGGACCTGTCTACCGTATCCCAATCCGCCACGCAATGCAAAATTTAATCCAATGCTGGGTGTTAGTTGCTTTTCAACCTGCACATCCTGCGCTGATTGAACTCTTGCCCTTGTCTTCGGATCTAGTTTTGCCAATATGTTATCAATATCTACGCTCATTTATACTCTCTCTTTTTTATAGTATAGCATTAAAATAAATTGCCGTGAAGCCTTGGCCGTTCTTTATTTATATTAATTTTCTTTTCTAGAATTTCATCTAGGCTATGAATTAAATCTCCTGAATTTCTCATTGCTGCATAAATGTCTAGCAGTCTGATAATTACATCTGCCATTTCCTCAACAACTTCTTCCGAGCTTTTGTTTTTTCTAATTGCTTCAAGAACTTCTGTTACCTCAGAATGAACTAAGGCTAGCTTATTGCCAACCTTGTCGTGGTTAATTGTTCCATCCCAAAATCCTTTTTCAATTGCAGTCTCATGAAGAACTGCTGAAAGAGCATCTAGTCCATATTCTGTTACTATGCTATTCGAAGTCATTAATTAATTCTTCCTTATTGGTATGTTCTGGAACATTTAATTTAAATATAAACGCTGGTCCATTCTCATCGTAATCTACAACAAGCTCTTTATCTTTATTTTCTGCGCCAACCAAGGTTTTGGTCTCAACTCTTACTTGGCCCAGTGTCTCTAGAATTGCAACCAGCACCTTGCTGGCTGTTAGTTGAGCCTGCACTTGATTAATATCAGGCTTTATTTCTTCTGTCATTTTATTTCCTTTACCATTAAAGTTCCATCGTCCAACGTAGACAGAACAACCTTACATTTCATTCCTTCTCGCATTTTAGCAAGGGACATCTTATACATCGTGGGAAAAGCAATTACTCTAGTCAATTCTTTTTGTGAGTTTGAAAGAATTATGTGACTCATTGTTTTTCCAGCTTTAGTTACATACGGAGTAAAGTCTACTACAACATACTCATCTTCGTCAAGATCATATTGCTTCTTGTATAAATAATCTACAAATGAATTAGATCCAGTTGGATCAATATCGCTTACCTTTACATAACGAGCAATTCTATTGTCTCCAACAAGAATAAAATACATCTGACCAGTCTCAATTTGAGTTTGCTCTGTATGGAATAGGCCAATAGATCCTGTTTCATCTACCAACTCAATACGTGCCCAGCCATTTCCACGCTTGATTGATTTCACCATACCAAACATAACGAAGGATCCTAAATCTTCAAACTCTTCAATAGGTCTTGCTTGAGATTTAATACGTGGGGGAATTCCTTCTAGGTTAAATGTAGGTATGCCTAGGTATTCGTAATAACTATCTTTTTCATTTCCGCTTCTAGGGTTGTCTGGAAATGCCGCTCCACCAATTGCATTTAAAGCAGAGATAGCACGGCTATTGATTCCGCTACCTTTTTTAGAAGCCTTATCAATAAACTCTGAGTAAGAAGCAAATGGTCTTTGATCAATAATTTTGTTTGCAATACTATCTGAAATAAACTTTACTTCTCCGAGACCAAATCTAATCGAGTCTTCCTTTAAAGAAAAGAATACATCAGACTCGTTGACATGTGGAAGCTTAATACTTAACTTTAATCTCTTAGCCTCAATCAGATACTCTGTTCTTTTGTCCTTGTCATTTTCGTTTTTAAGAATCGAAAACATGAACTCAAGTGGATAATAAAACTTAAGCCAAGCAGTATAATAACTAAGCATAGAGTAAGCAACAGCATGGGAGCGGTTAAAAGAATAACCAGCATGCGCTTCAAAAGTATGCCAGAGCGTTTCGGCTTGCTTCTTAGAAATGTGTTTTGAAGCCCCAGCAATAAACCTATCTTTGAATTGGTCGAACTCTTTTGCATCTTTCTTCTTTCCAATAATCTTGCGGACCTTATCAGCCTCTGACCAAGTCATACCGCCCAGGTGTACGCATGCCTGCATAACCTGCTCCTGATATATAATAACACCATATGTATTCTCGGTAAAAGGCTTCATAATTGGATGAATAAACTGGACTGCTTCATTACCGTGTTTACGCTTAATATAAGAAGCACCTACTGTATTCATAGCTCCTGGACGAACTAATGCGTTTGATGCAGCAAGATCTTCAAATTTATCTACGCCCATCTTGATTAGCAAATTAGTATATGGGGTTGCTTCTGCTTGAAACACTCCCTTTGTATAGCCTTCGCTTAGAACCTTATAAACATCTGGATCGTCAAGTGTTAACTCGGAAAGATTAATGTCTTTACCTGAACGCTTTTTAATTGAAGCAAGGGTATCTGAAATTACAGACAAGGTCTTAAGTCCTAGTGCATCTAGTTTGATAAGACCTATATCCGCAACCGTATCCATATCGTATGCAACGACAGGAATTCTACCTGATACTAAATCACTTGCATCAGCTCTTGATTCAACAGGAGCATACTTTCTTAAATCATCTTTTGCAACTACAACACCTGCAGCGTGTACGCCAACAGATCTAATTCTTCCACGCAGTCTATCTGCAAGCCATAGGACTTCAGGATACTTAGTTCTAAACTCTTTAGTGTTTGGTGAATCAACAAAGTCTTCGAAGGTATCAATAGACTTCATTGCACGGTTAACATCTGAAAGAGGAACCATAAATACACGAGCAGCATCTCTTATTACACCCTTATCTTTAAAGTAAGTGTATGTAGAAATAGATGCAACATGCTTAAACTTCTTCTTTAAATAATCTTTAACTTCTTTACGACGACGGTCTTCAAAGTCTGTATCAATATCTGGAAAATCATTACGCTCTGGGTTAATAAAACGGAAGAACAATAAATCATATTTAATTGGGTCTACATCTGTAATTCCTAGCGAATAACATACCAGCGAGCCAGCGGCAGATCCACGACCTGGACCTACCCTAATATTATTTTCCTTTGCCCAGTTAATCATGTCTGCAACAACCAAGAAATAAGAAGCAAAAGACTTATCTTTAATTACAGATAACTCCTCATTAAGCCTATCAATGTAGACTTGAGACTCTGCCAGACCTAGCCTTTTAAGGCCTTCAGAGGCCATCTGAGCCAGTTTCTGGTCGGCATCCGTCTTGGGTACGGGTAGAAGGTCTAAACCACTGTTAAAATCGTATTCTCCAATTTTCTCAGCAATTTCCATGGTATTATCATATATATCTGTACGAGTAATCCCAGCCTTATTGAAGTCAGATTCAATTTCAGACCTTGATTGAATAAATAAATTGTAGTCCTGAAAGGATATTCTACGGTCTGGATATAGGTAATTTAATCTCTCATTAATATCTTTAATCTGTCTAGACATTTCAAAATCAGCATCCTTATCTATCTTGGGGGATGTTGATAATATAAGCATTGCTTCTTCTAAGACTCTATCTTCTTCTTTAGCAAAGTGAGCATCTCCTGTTGCCACCGCCTTAATTTTAAGTTCATCCGCCAATTCTAATAGGGCAGAGTTAATTGGCTCAGGGTTATGTGATTGAACCTCAACATAAAAGTCTGGGCCAAAGGTCTTCTTAAATCCTTCAAGTAGAGTTCTAGCCTCATCGAGACTGCCTCTATCGATAGCCTTACTAATTAATCCATTAAGACATCCGCTCAAAACAATGATGCCTTCGCTATATTGATCTAATACTTCTCTGTCAATTCTTGGCTTATGATAAAAGCCTTCGTTCCAAGCAAGCTCTTGAAGAGCATTAATATTCTCTAATCCCTTTTTGTTCTTTGCCAGTAGGATAATGTGGTTGTATGCCTGAATAGATTTATCTGTCTTTGAAGACTTATCGAATCTATCTGTTGGAGATATGTATGCTTCTACTCCAAGGATTGGCTTAATGCCTTCTTCTTTGCATGCAATTTGCATTTCACGGTGTGAAGATAATGTTCCGTGATCTGTAATAGCTATTGCTGTTTGTCCCGCTGCTTTTGCCGCTTGAACAAGTTCGAGGGGAGAGTTAAGACCATCCATTAATGAATAGTAGGAATGCACATGTAGATGTGTAAATTTCATTTAACTCTCCGCCTCTTAACCTATTACCAGTCTACGCTACTTGAAGAAGTAGACTCTTCGCCATTTGCTTCACCAGCAAAAAATGCTTCTTGCTCTGTGTATGGCATGTCACGCACTGCTGTATCCTCAAGCTGATAAAGCTCAAGTGATGAGCCATCAAATGGTGTTTCATCTTTTGCAAGTGGGATAATTGTGTAGCTTGTGTCTGTCTTTGTGCCAGTACGCTTAATGCGCCACATTAGGTTAGTAATGCTTCCCATTTCTCCAGCGTACTCAATTAGTGTCGGTGTGATTGTCTTTCCACTTGAACCCTGAGACAAGATTCCTACATAAGGATCTTCCTTGCCATCATCTACAAGAACATTAATGTAAAGTCGTGAACGACCCTTCCATCCTGCCTTATAGTCCTTGCGGTGTTGTTCGCAACCGTAACACTTGCCTTGATCGTCCATTGTGCATAGGGCCTTGCGACGATAGTCTTTTGGATTTGTGTGTTCTACTGCAATAAATCCTAGACCTAGCTTTTCATCATATGTAGGTGAGTCTGGATCAAGTTCTTGAAGAAAACGGACTTTAACGCTTTCTGCATCTTCTAGCTTAACCCAACGAGCCTTAGTACCGTCTCCACCTGAAGACTGTGGCTTGTCCATTACTTTGTTAAGGTCTTTCAACCCTTTTACTATTCCCATGTTTCCTCATTTCATATAGTTGATGGTGTATATCCATCTTTAGTTTGTTTTATTATGGGGTCCAAGATCGGTACTCTATGTCTGATACTGCATTTTTAATACAGGTTTTAATTTCTTCATCAGTCATGTCGCCAGCATCTTTTGCATCATGTGGATATATCTTACCATATTCATGGGAAGCCCACAAGAGGTCTTTATTTTTTAATCTATTGGCTATGCTCAAGCCTAGCTCTCTGCCAGCCAAATCTGCGTCTGTCATTACAGTTATTTTATTAAAATATCTATTTAAAAGTTTTTGCTGTTCTGTGGATAATATACCACCAAGGACGGCAACCACATTTGGAAACCCAGCTTGATGTATTCTAATTGCATCAAAGTTGGATTCAACTACAATAACATTCTCACCAATTTTCTTTGCACGGTGAACGTTAAATAATGTTTTGCTCTTAGGCAGGTTGGTACTATTTTTAAATGACTTGCCCTCGATTGATCTTCCCACTAAACCTATTGGTGTTCCGTCTGGACTATGCACAGGAGTAATAACCATATTCATTGAAGTAGAGTATCCTAATCCAAAATGGTTCATAGAATCCTCATTAATACTTCTTGATTTAAGATAGTCTTTTGCGCTTTGGCTTGCTAGAAGATCTGTATGAAGTCTATCTAAAGTCTCTTGTGAAAACTCTTCGAAGTCTGGCTTCTCTTCAAACATATTTGCCATAATCTCATCAAAATTATTAAGAGCGGCTTGCTCTTGTGTTGCAATAAATCTAATTGCTTCAAAGTCATTCTTGTGTAGCACACGTCTAACTAACTCAGTTAATGTTCCAGACTCTCCACATGATGGATTAAAGCATAGCCATGCCCCTGAAGATTTGTTAATACAGCAACTTGCAGTGTGTCTATTGGAATGAAAAGGGCAGTAAAACATAACCTCATTGCCTGGTTCCGCAACTATATCTAAGCCTAAAGCTTTTATTACTGACTTGATATGGTTGGGCGCATATTGCGTGGAATCAATTTTCCTTGCGTTATACCCTCTGATAGCCATGCCTTCTTCTTTCCTACGTATACTCCGTAGAGTGTCATTAAGAACACCCACGTTTGTCCGTCAAATTGTACTGAAAAGTTGGTGTCTATGTCAAGCACTCTTACATAGCCCTTGCTTCTCATGTCGTGGACAAGCATGCTTTCGTACTGGTATTTTAATCTAGGTATACCAGAATCGTCAGCAAACTCAACCCTTACTTGAAATCTTTTTATCTGTTTGTGGTTCATCTTTTTGGAATGGATTCTCGTAGATTTCCTTGACGATACCACGGTTGATATCCCAGTCTAGGTAGAAATTAAAATCATGACCGTGTCTATTCTTACGAGAAACAATCTCAATCATATTAGTTTGTGGGTATCTGTGAACGGCTAAGGCCATATCAGCATCATACTCAATTGCCTTCGACCAAGCAACTTGGCTCATCATTGGCGGATTATCTTGATCAGAGATATCGTCTGCTGTTGCAGCAGTAATATCAATAATAGGAATGTTGTTAGACACCGCAAGCATCTTGAACTCACGAGAAACGTTTCTATTTCTTTCTACTTCAGAGTTAGAACGCTTGTTATCATTAAATAGCTGATGGTAATCTAGAATAACTAAGTCTGGCTTATGTTGATCTATCTTGCCTTGAATAGTTGCAGGAGTAACTTCTGATGCACCTTCATTTGAGATAAGAACAAAACTATTCTTTCCCTCAAACTTCTTGTTTCCCCAACTGCGGAAATCATCAATGTTAATATCACCCTTTGACAAATCACTTGCACGGAATATACCAGAGCCAAGCATAGTAAAGATACGGTCACGCATATTCTCTGGAGACATTTCAAGAGATACGATCATTGGCTTAAAGCCTTGCTCCCACGCCTTACAAGCAAGATATGATGTAAACCAAGTCTTACCCTTTCCTGGCCAACCGATTGCTACAATTAAATGTCCTGGAGCCATGCCTGTTGGATATGCTTTGTCAATCGCTTCAAATCCTGTAAGGATTCCTGGGGCTCCGCCCATTACAGATGAACGCTCTTTAACTGCTTGATAATGTCGTGCAGCATTCTCAACATCAATAATATCTAAGTCTCTTACGTTATTTGTGTATCGGCTTAGTCCAGCAAGGTCACTCTGCATTTGTGCAAGAACTCTTGATGCTGCATCTTCTTTGAGAGCAGACCCTCCACGCATAATAATTGTCTTAAGCTTGTTAGAGATAAACTCATTCTTTAATATGTCTAAGTAATACCCAGTCTCTGCTTTTGCCTCAACTGGCTCAAAGTCTTTATGTCGTTCCATAAGAACGCCTGCTTCAGGAACTGCTTTAAACTTATAGTAGTATGACTTTAGGCTTTCCCAGATATCTCTATGTGATGTAAAGAGATCGTCTACGTTATCCGCAAGTAGTGTGCTGATATCTTTATTCTTGCATACAGCAGAGATTAGTGTTGCTTCTGTATTCACTCTTCGCCCTCCACCATCTTCTTAGTCTCATTCAGTAGAATGCTACGGTTAAACTTATCTTTCTTAATTTCTTTATTTAAAGCGTCTATCCTATCAAAATTGTTATAGAAAAAATTTAATGGGTGTCCCTGCTTGTTGGTAGAGAAGTAGTATATCAAAAGTTCCTGAGCACGTTGAAATCCAACGCTTTCAATTACATCATTCATAGCCCACTTTTCTCTAAACTTATTTACAGTAAGGGACTTGTTATACTTCTCTTTGTAAAGTGAAAGGTACAATCCAATTAGGACGTACGGCTCTTTTTCATTTGCCACTCTTGAGCTCTTCTTCTACCTCACGAGTCTTTTGAATAAGCTTATCTTCGACAAACTTATAAACTCTTTCTGTTGCTGCATCAACACTTTCTCCAGAACGGAGATCGTCTTCAACGCCAACACCTATTTTAATGCTTTCGTAGTTACCCAAATTGCGTGTGAACGACAGGTCCACCTTAACTCTCGTTGTCACTTGTGCTCCTTATTTGTATGGTTAGATAATGTCATATGGGCAAAATCTGATCTGACTTCTAATTCTTTATTACAAACTGGGCAAATTACAATTCTGCTACTTGCCATTATTCCGCCTTCCATACTGGTATAAATCCGCTATCTGTCTTAGTATACAATATAATGTTGTGTTTGAGAAGACCTATAAGCTCTGTTCTTGAAGGAACATTTCCAGAGTGTCCTGAATCTAATATAAACTCATGCAGATCTAATATATCTTTTTCACAAAACATATACTTAGACCAATGCTTGTTATCTGGATCTCCTATAGGGTATATTTTTTGAGGGGCTTTAATTTTCCCGTCTAAAATATAATCATGCAGGGTAACAGTATGTTTATTTAATAATGCCGAAACATCTTTCATGCCGTAAGCCTTACCCATATTCTTATCGACCTGTGAGTATGAGTACATAACTCTTTTTTTATCTGGATAGCACCAAGCGACTAATTCATCCTTTGATCTGGACGACCTAATAACTTTATGTATTTTATCGTTTAAGAAGAAATACCGTAGTTTTTTAAGGTTGCTGTTTCTTTTTTTTCTAGCCATCTTCCGAAAGCACTCGTCTCTTTATTGCACATCCAGCGTTTGCCGCACATGATACAAAATAACTCTACATGTAGCTTTTGAGAAAATACTCTATCTACAAAAACCCTGCCTCTGCATTTTCCACACCACATTATAAGGTAAATACCTTTCCATCAACAACGCATGAATAGTCTGGTGATACGTGGATCATTTGAATGTGAGGATAATCATTTACAATATGAGCAACAGCAAATCCCTTTTGCCAATCGTGGTGCTGGCTGTACTTCATTCCATCACTCTTCTCATCACACATGTGACCAATTTCATATCCACGAAGTGTTTCTCCTTCGCCACCATTTCTAAGTTCATATGTTACCATATGTGAGGCAATTCTGTGTGAGTGTCCACGTATAAGTGAAACCTGTAGGTCTTCCATATCCTTTCTTACTGCTCCGCCTGCTGCAATTGAAAGTCCATGGTGTACGTGAATATCTCCAAAGCGACGCTTAGGCAATTCGTTGTAATAAATATATTCATATCCCAATGAATCTAGGCTCCACATAGATTCTGGAGTTACCTCAGAAATATACTCTGGAAGTTTTGCATCTACATAATTAAATACTCGGATGTCGTGATTGCCTAGAGCTGAAAACAATTGTGCATCAGGAAGCATTTCTCTTGTCTTAGCATAAAAGTCTCGTGCACCCTTTGCTTCATGGCGCATCATTGGAACAATTAGATCCTTGCTATCATTCTTATGATAGTTTAAAAACTCTGCAGACTTGCCTTCTGTATACTTGCTATAACATGCCTGATCATCTGTATCGCCGAGGTAGTCAACAACGTCTGGCTTAAACCACTTCATAACCTTAAACCAAAGGGCGATCATCTTATCATCTTGATACGGGAACTGCTGGTCGGATGATAACATCCACTTTAAATCGTTGCTCATTTTCTACCTTAATATGTAAAAAAGTCACGGGTACGTGACTTTGATGTTACAGTAATTGTAACATATTTGTGGGACTTGTCAAGGGCTAAATTATATCCTTCATGCATATAGCTATGACATCTACGGACACATTTCTTGTTCCCGTTCCAGTCATGCTGCAAAAGATCTTTGGTGCTCCTGTTTTTACGTCTGATATGGCAACGTTAACGTTGTCATTGTCTCCTATTGCATTTGTTATTCCAGTGGTAACAAACACTTTTCCTGCATTTAAATCTTCTGGAGTGAATTTACCATTAAAATTAAAAGTATGCGTTTGCGCTGCTGCAGCTGCTTTAACATTTTGAAAAGTATATCTATAAGTAAATATTACTGGAACCTGAAGAGTTGTTCCTGCGCCAGCTCCTGCATTAGATAAAGATAAGGCGTTGGACTGATATATATTATTTATATTTTGTACTAGCTTATTGAGCTTTGTGGGATCCAAAGGCTCGCCGTCATTAAAGGTAACGGGTATAAACTCATTTGTTGCCATATTTTATCTCCCTATAAAGGTAAAGAATTTTCGTATTCTTCTACCGCTTTTTCTTTTTCTTGCTTTTCTTCTGTCATTTTTGTAATTTCTGCACGAAGGATAGCAATCTGAGTCTCATAATTTGAGACAATTTCGCCTATTCTTTGTTGCAAAGCTGTAACTACCAGCTCAATCTTCTCTGCCATTTTATTCCTATTCGACTAGTGAGGACTTCTCTGCATTTAGAGCATCCCTTTTTGCATTCAAGGTGCTAAGGTTGTTGTTTATTCTTTCTAGACCTTCTGGGTCTACGGTTGATCCCGCCTCGTATTGAATTACTTCTAATTCTAATCCGTAAATTGAAAAGTCTAAGCTCTTAATATGTTGATCAATAATAATTGTTTTTTCTTCTTTTGTGAGTGTGGTTGCCATAATTCCTCCTTTTCTTATTATATCATTTATTGGTCTTGCTGGCTACTAGGGTCTTCGGGAAAGGGATCGTGCTTAACGCCATCAGGCAACACTTTAACCAGAACCCCGTTCTTACGCCCTATTTTAACTTTTTCAACTATCAAAGACTTCATTTCATCATTAGCCTTTTTTAAAATTGGTATCTGGTCTTCACCCTCTTCATATGGATTAATCGATCCGATAATTGCGTTAATTGCGTTCATGACAATTGCCTGTTGTTTTTCAATCTCCGCAAATCTTAAAGCATCTTCTGCTGAAAACTCTGTATTCATTTTATCCTATTCTTCCAGTCTTAAAGTTAATATTAGCATATCTTTCGTATTCGTCAAGCCCTCTTTTAGACCCTAACGCTTGATACCCTATCACATTATTATCCACGATCCTAGACAACTCTGCCAGGGAGTCTACCAGAAGATCGTCAGTTTCTTTTTTAAAATAATTACCTGGTAGCTTTCTCATGCTCATATCTTCATTATCTGCGTTATAATATAAGTGATATATATTATTTTTTCTAGGTATTAAAAGGTCGTATCCATGTGTATAAAATCTAACTGAGTATAATGTCTCTTCTCCCCAGTGCAATATTTTCTTGTTGGGCTCAATCATATGAAGATCCCCTGGGCCAAATATTTGTGCACCAGAAACTCCTTTTGTGAATATATTTCCTTCTTTATTATGCATAGATGCTTGTGGCAATATCTTATCTTTTAAAAACTGAGCCTGAGCCTCTGGGGTATTTGGATACCCTATGTATGGAGTATCATCGTTTGGCAAATACTTAATCTTGCCTTCTTCGTAAAGATAAACTGCTGGATATGTCGTTAGTATTGGATTAAGTCCTGCTTCTTTATAATATAAATAGTCTGATATTAAATACTTGTCCCAGTCTTTTTCAAACCTGCTATGTGAATCAATTTGCAAATAATAGTCTTCTCCATCATAAAAAGAGTTGGCTATAAATCTTCCTATGCCAACCCCGATTTTATCTGGAGCAACTGCTTCTTCAAACTTAATGTTTTTGAAATCAGGAATATTAATCTTATCTTCTTTGAAATAACAATTAAAAACTCCAAAATTAATTGTATGTTCGCCAGAGGACTTATCGATACAATCGAGTATAGTTAATGGGAGTTCACGATCTTGAAAAGAAGATATCTGTACAAATATGCTAGACATTTATTTCCCTTTTATTTTCTAGAAATATATTCAGGCAGTACCCAGATATCGTATCTGGGTCTCCGTAATTCATATTGTCGTAATGTCCGTCCCTAGCATCAAATTTTGAATACATTCCTTCTCCGTGCCATTGATGTATATGGAATATGCCATCTAGGCTATCTTCAGAAAAACAATTAGCATCAATAGAATCTGTAATAATAAACTTTTTTGAATCAAATAAAGAAGAAACTACAATTTCAGTAGCTATTAATGTTGATGTGCCAGAATACAAGGACTTTAGCCAGGTGTCTTCTATTGTATCTCCGTACCTGCCATTTGGGCACAAATAATAAAATATGTCTTTGCATAAAATATCAGAAAGATTCATTACATTAATGATGTCTGAAGATGGGCCTATGAGGGTAGCCCCAGCATTAAACATTTTTTTATAATTAATATAATTAAATTTATTTGCCAGCTCGTAAGTCTGTTCGGTACATCTTTCAGTTAAAGAATAAAATCCAGGCCTGAAAGATATTTTTTCATCAAATATATACTTATTTAAATTCTCAGTAACAAAAACGTCTGTGTCTGTTTTTATTAAATAATCATATTCTTTTAATATGTGACTATTAGATTTTAAAAATTCCAGGGACTTGGCATATCTATATGTTTCGTAGTATGTATCTTTTGGAGACTCGTATTCATATACTAATACATTGTGTCTTTTTTTTATACTGCCGCATATTTCAGGCTCAGCAAATATAACAAAGGTAAACCTATTGTCTAATCTTCTGCCACTTAAAGTCATTTGATTAACTTCATCTACAAAGCTTCCGCCTTTATCTACAAAAGCAGTGATAGCTATTTTTGACATTACCAATTCCCTATAGGACAACTTGAAGATTCAATTGATGAATACTCTTCTGCAAACACACCGAGTGCTTTACACTGTTTAGATATTGTAACAAATTCTGGGCAATTTGTACATAGCGAGTATCTTGAATTAGATACTTCCAGTGATGCCTTTTCAAGTTCTATTTGTTTCCACATTTCGGTATCAGCTAAAGGCTCATCTATGCTTACTCCAACTATTTGAAATCCCAAATTTAAAAGCAATAAGGCTTTTTCTTTTCGAAGCAGATTAATCTCATCAATTTTTTCTTCCAATATCTCTAACGGGGTATCGTCTTGAGCATTACTATTTACAGAAGATCGAAGAATTTTAATCTCTGGAATAAGTAATAATTGCTGAGCTTCAATTTCTTTAATTCTATTTAGGTCATCTTTTTTTGTCATATTTCTCCTTATGGAATAGTTATTGATGAAGAATATCTATACGCACCACGATCTGAGGTTCCATTTGTAAAGATGTCTGTATAGTCTGTTAGTCTAAATCCGTATCCTTGAACACCAAACTGATAAGATCCATTAACGCAATCAGTATAAGAGTCTGTCGTGTCTGTTATTGTTGAGCTAAATGCATTGTGTCTTGCAACACCGCTTGTTGTTGCATTATTTATTCTTGTATTCCACCACATAAAATAAACATTGTCTGTTATGCTGTAAGTCCAAGTTCCAGTCAAGGTTCTTCCACTCTTAGATCTACCCACTGAGTTAACTGTAAATGCAGGAGTAACTGGTGCAGGCGTAGTAGTGGTAGTCGTAGTAGGTGCAGCCGTAGTAGTTGTAGTGGTAGGTGCGGGCGTAGTAGTTGTAGTGGTAGGTGCGGGCGTAGTCGTAGTAGTAGTGGTGGTAGTGGTGGTAGTCGTAGTAGTGGTAGTCGTAGTAGTTGTAGTAGGATTTGCTTCAGTTGTTGCTGTTGCAAATGCTGACCATCTGCTTACTCCAGTAGCGTTCTTTGAACGAACCCACCACCAGTATTGTGTATTTGCAGCTAAACCAGTTCTATTAGAGCTAGTTACATTTCCTATTTCATAATCTTCTGTAGTGTTTTTATCTATAATGTCACTATAATCTCCCACAGTACTATAATATAAATGGTAATTAGTTGGTGATCCTCCTGCTGCATTCCAAGCCAAATCAATTCTGCTATTAGACATTCTTGTTGCTGTAAATCCAGTGGGTCTAGATGGGAACTGTGGATTTACGTTAGATGTATTTTCAGAATAATCCCCTTCATCTTCTGTTCCTATCGACCAAAAGTCATCTCCAGTGTAATCGCCTATACCATGTGCCTGAACCCCGAATCTATAAGAGGTCATGGTAAGTCCAGTTCCTCCAATGTCATTAAAAAAATCTGTAGTTTTATCTTCTGCATCTGTTGTATAAAACACATGTTTTGCAGTTCCCTGTGTACTGGTATTTCTAAGTCTGGTATTTAACCAAAGAAGAGTTACGTTGGTAGTAGCAGTTCCAAATTTTGTCCAGGTTCCGTCTATTCTTCTATATATATTAGAAACAGCAGTAGGTACTCTATTTTCAAGAGTCTCTACAACTGCAGTTATTGGCCCTAAGTTTGGAGTGCTATGCTGTAGAGACACAGCTGATCCAAGTGAGGAATCGGTAACAAGTCTAATTAATTTACCTACAGCGGTCACATTAGTGCTTGTTCCGTCAAGATAAAATTTTGCTGGTATAACTACCGAGTGATCTTGGTTATGTGATGTATCAGTTCCGCTACCCAGTACTGTCCCATCAGATTTGTATATAGGTATCCAGGCTGAACGGTTAGTATTATAGTACTGGAACGTCCAATAAACTTTGTCTGGCTCTGGTGAGTATGTTCCAGTATTTGCTGTTATTGTATTGCCAATTTGCACACCAGTTGTTTTCCATGATGGCATCGTAACAATTACTGGGGCTGTTGCAATTGTACCAGTCGGAGTAGCCCAAGCACTGAATGTTGATCCACCAGTATTTACAGCTTTAATTCTTCCTGATATCTTGTGTCCTAAATCATCATTTGAAATTAAATACGTGCTGCTGGTGTAGTCTGTGCGTATGGCTCCAGTGTCCTCCCACTTCCATTCGTACTCAAAAAGAGATGAGTCTGGTGATGTATCATTTGTCCTATCTGTAGTTGCTTTCCAATCTGGGTCTGTTTGCTTAAATATACCTACAGTCTGTCCAGGTTGTGGGGATCCAGGTGATGTTACGCCAATATAATATCCTCCATTAGTTGTTAGTGATACTGGAGCATACTTAACTATTTTAACTGGTGTAGCATTTGCTTCGTTAAAAAGTGTGCCGTCTGATGCACGTACAGTTACTGTTATCCATTTACCATCATCATCTGATGTTGTTGTGTATGCCGCTGAAGTTGCTGCACCAATGGCTACGAATGGGCCTGCTTCTGCGTCTGATCTAACCCACTGTCTAGTAAAGGTAGTTGCGCCATCCCAGCTTCCATTTGTGCTGTCATATATATCAAATGTTTTTCCGCCCAATCTTGGAGTAATTGTTGGAGAGCTATTAAGTGATGGGCCAGCACCCAAAAAAACTTGCACCCATTTGCTTGTAGTGCCCACAAGTTTTTTTACATACACAGTAGCTAAAGATGTCCAATTTCCATTCTTTTTTAAGTATATCTTCTTAAGCTCTACCCATTTGCTTGTGCCGCTTACGTCTTTCTTTAAATATGCTTTTGGCATGATCTTACCTTAATTATTCGTGCTAAACGCTAGGTCGCCGTTTTGACCGACGCTATTCCAGGTTGAACCTAGGATGGTTGTAGAGCTTGAGCCTGTAGTAAAAATTGCTCTTCCTCGTGTTACCTTTCCAGTTGCATCTGTTTGTAGCATAGCTGGTTGATCTTTTGAAGAAGTAGTGTAATGTGCTACACCCCAGTTTTGCCCAGCTATAGTGCTATCTCCTATAAAGTAGAATCCCTTTTCGGTAGTATTGGCTCTTATTTCAAATCCCATGTACCCTAGACCACCAAGATAGTTTACATAGTTTGTTACTGCGCCACCTGAAGTTCCTGATGCATACCAGGTCTCTCCGTAATAAAATGCTGAATCTGGGAGCCCTCCTTCAAATAGGTTATCTGTAAACTTTACTGTATTTGATACAATGGTATTAGTGCTTGTAGTTGAGCCCCACTCATCAGTTACTGGGTCATATGTAGGGATAGATACATATTCTGTAGTAGTTTGGGATGCTGGCATTATTGTATATCTCACATTAGTAAAGTTTAATCTTGTAGAGTCATCTGAAGTTTCTGTCTGACCTCCAGATGTGTTTGTACTTGCTGTCTGTTTTCCACTAAGGTTAATTGTAGCTCCAGTAATTGTACCGCCCTCAATTGTAGTTCCAGTAACTTTAGTTCCAGTTATAAGCCCGCCAGAAATAGTTCCAGTGTTAGAGTTTAAAGTAATTACTCCATTTGTAGATCCAGCTTTTGATGTAATTGTTTCTGAATTTATTTGCCATCCGCTTGTAGTGTTACCCAGATATCCGCTGGAAGCTTTTATAACACCTGTTATATCAGCAGATGTTGCAGTAAGTCCTCCCGCTGCTGTTACTGTAAACTGACCCGCAGCTCCCGCAGTAATAGATCCATCTGAACCTAAAGATGTGTTAGCCTTAGTGATGGCAGTAGATGTAATTGTCCATCCGCCGATTGATCCTTTATTAACGGTAATTCCAGACGCCGTGTCTAGCTGAAATAGGGTTCCACTTGCATCTGTTCCTTGAATACCAACTCCACCTGTGTATGCGCCTTGAGCATTCGTAAAAGCTCCCATTTCAATTTTGGTGCCCGTTGGAGTATTAAGTTTAAATTGACCATATGCTGTAGCACTTCCAACCTGTATAGCACCAGTAAAATTACCAGCATTGGCATTGATAGTTCCAGTTACTGATAGGCTTGTTCCGTCCCACACAAGTTTATCTGTCGCACCACCAACTGATAAGTATGCAGCACTTGATACGTTTGTATTTCCTTGAACATACCAGTAGTTATCTGGGGCAATGTAAAGGCCCTTTTTGGAATTATCTGAACTGATTCCATATCCTAATTTCATATCTCCAGCTGTGATTGCAACATCTGGTAAAAGAGAATTACTTACTGGAACTACTATGTCCTGATAAGTACGCCATTGAGTTTCATTAGTATTGCCATAAATATCAAATGTACTTACTGCAATCTCATAAGACTTTCCGCCTTTAAGACCATATATGTAAGAAGATGTTTTGTCTTTACCTGGAACAGACATATAGGTATAAGAAGAATTAGAGCCAGCTATTCTAAATCTTATTCTATATCCAGATGTGCTAGCGTCTGCATTTTCTGTCCATGTAAACAAAACTTTTTTGTCAAAAGAAAATAACCCATTTGAATCATCAGTTAACGTAGTAGTGCCCACGTTAAAAGTATTAACTGGTGGAGTACTGTCAAAAACTATTGGATCGAATGGCACTGCCTCTTTAACAATTGAAAAATTAGATTTTAATCCCGTGATAGATACGTGTTTAATTTTAATATAATTTGTAGATAAAGACGCAACCGTTATAATTGCTGGCCCCTTGCCAGAATATACCAGGTCGTATGTGCCAGCTTGAGAAGATGAAGTGTAAACCTCTGTGTAGTTGTATGTAGGGGAAGAGACCAATGCACCAGCCCACGAAACTGTAAATCCATTTGATACAGAAAGCACTGACCAATCTGAGTCAGAAACATTTTGTCCGCTAATTGCATCCGCATATGGAGGTATTGCAAATGCTGTTCCAGTAGTTGATGTATCTATATAGACTGTTTTTAATAAACCAGTCAGGGTAGTTGGAAGAACGCCTGCAAAGTTATTAATTAATTCTTGTGACGAGATGATAGCTTTTTGTTGAGGTTTTGTTTTATCAATAGAATATGCAAAAGGAACTGTAACTGCTCCCGAAGTTATATAAATAGTAAATAGAGTAGAAAGTAATGGGGCTTCCCACGATATTTCTAAATTAATTCCGTTCCATACAGAAGTTACATTGCTTGCCTCTGGTCTAGAAATTTCTGGAGTAATAAGATTCTTAGAGGCAGACCACAGACCATACGACCCGTCTGCAAATTTCCATCTAAATTGGATAGGAACTGTTCTCCCTGGGTCTAAATCTGGGATGACAACGTCAAACGTATCGCTGCCAGCAGCGCCTACGCTATAGTCACCTAGATCTTCAAAAGCCATTTTAGAATCCTAAATCCAATCTGTATTCAACTTCTACCTGTCTTCCAGATAACTTCATAAGTGGTGTAGACAATACTGACCTACTTATTAAACCAAAATCTGGACTAAATGTATCTTCATCGTTAATTCTTAATGCATCCATATCTACTGAGGTAGATGTTCCCCCTGCTGGAGTAATTGTAATTCCTATCTGATTGATATTAGAAGGATCTACATTTAATGTGCTAGCATTTGAAAAAAGATTGCTTAAGAGTATTCCAGGAGTTATCTTATATCCAGTGCCCGCCTCTGGAGTAATAGTGACAGAGTAATAGTTGTCTGGAGAGCTATAAAATTTAATAATAATATTGCTTAAATTTGCATCTTGTTTAAAGTAAGCTAATCTAAGAGTATCATTTACGCTATAACCTGATAAGTCTATTTGTTGTACATTGCTTTTATATTCTTTTGCCGATGTTCCGTTTGAGGACATATTTAAAGTATACTGACCAACCCTAGAATTATTTGAAGATATAGATGGATTATTTGTCCAGTCTAGCTGACTTTCAAAATCTGCAATAAATTTGCTATCGTAAGAACTAATAGAGTCTCTAAACTCTGGGTAGATTCCTACTTCTGTAATATAACCCGATACGTCTTGAGGAATTGTAGTTTTATAAACTACAGAATAAGTGGTAGTGTCATTTAACGATTGTATATCAGTGCTACCAAACTCTACTGGAGTTCGATAAAATTCAAATCCCAGCCTTGTGTCTGCGTCTGTTGCTGATGCACTATCAATTCCAAAAGCCATGGATTTAGATGTAAACGAATCTCTTCCAGCTATAAGGTTTGTAAAAAATCTTTTACCGTATTTGGTAATAACATTTTTAGACCTGTATATCTCTTGGCCGTCTTGGTAATATATGTATGTTCCCTTTATCATGATTCCCCTTAGATTGGTGTAGAATATCCTGAATAATATGTTTTGCCGTCTGTTGCCAAAACAACCGCCCTAACTCTTAGCCATCTTTGAGAAGGAGTTGCCGCTGTATCTCCTTGCGCTGAGCTAACTCTATAATTTCTAGTCTTTCCGCTATCTCCTATTGCTAGTAATCCGCCAGAGACATAAGACTTTGTTCCTGAACTTATTTTTGTACTCGTAACGCTTGAAGATGATCTTATTTCCCACTGATAAGTAACTGACTCATAAGATCCTAATCCAGATACGTTGTTCCATCCCCAAGCCAGTGCCGTTCCAGTTCTATCGAAAGCAACTGAAGGAACCGAAGGAGAAGGAGCAATAAATGCTACTGGGGTAGGTATGCTTAATGCTGGAGCTTGATTACTCTGCTGGCTTCTTGCGTCTACTCCCACTACATTCTTTTTATCTTTACTTGAATTTCTAATTTTAATAATTGCTTTGATTCTAATAGAATTAAATGTATCAAAATATTGTTGATATGTTATATTTTCTATATCTGTTAACTGAGGAATATCTATAATCTCTGCTGGTAGATTTGGATCTGGTGGTAATTTTTTATCTGCAAGACTTGTAGAAGAGCCTGAAGATCCTGAAGATCCTGATCCAGATCCTGTAATAAATGGACTTGCTACATCTGATTTAGAGCCTTCTTCAATATCTATTCCTACTGTTTTTCTTAAAAAAACACGGTCAGGAGAATTTTTTGGCAAAACAATTGGAGGTCCAACAACAACCGATTTACCATCAACTCTATTAGCGTCTTGTGTCATTTTATTATTATATCATTTAGTCGACTATAATGATCGACATGTGATCTCCGTATCTAGTCCTTCGTTAAACGTATGCCTAACATTTGTAACTATGAATTTTTGTGTTCCGTCTAGGCCTTGATACAAATATTTAACAGAAACAATGTCGCCAACGGCAATAAATGGATTTCCAAATACTGATAAATTAATTAGTTTGCCTTTATTTACAATGCTGTTTTTAATCCAAGTGCCAAGTGCTTCTACATCTGAAAGATTTTGCAGCCAAGAGGACTCAAATATTATTGGCTCTTGATTTATATACTCTGACAAAACATCTGAGTTATACTCTAAAGTTCCAGACGGGGCAATAGTGTCTCCGTATAAATAAAACGTTGCTGCCTTTTCATCATTTAATGGAGTAAGAGCAGAGCTATTATTCAATACGTATGTCTCCCCGCCAAAATTACTAACCTTTGATCCTAATATTTTTACAGACGTATTTAACCCTGTTGAGAATTTAATTGGGTATGCTGGGGCACTATTATATCTTAAAGAAACTTTTCTTATCTCTCTAACTGAAGTTCCAAATTCATCTATGGCTGCAGGCTTAGCAGCATTATCTTGCTCTGCAGAATTATTATATATGATATCACCAAAACCAATATTTAAATAATCATTAGAAAATGCGCCCCTATACATGTTGCTTACAAATTCAGAATCATTATATTTCTTTTCTTCTATATCTGTACCGTATACATAATCAAATATTGCCTCGCCATATTTACACGCAAGAGCAATTGTTTTTGTTGGCTTTAGCATTTGATTGACAGTTTTTTTACCGTCTTCGTCTTCATACATTCCCGAGCTGTCTGTGGCAGTAATTAAGAATCCATTTATGTATACATTAATCTTAATGCTTGATAGCTGCACCTTGACTTTAACATCAATGTCATAGGACCTTCCTCCGTATACGCCATTGAGGCTTGTTACTGTATTTTTTTGACTATCATTTAATACACGTATGTCTCCGCCTTTTACTTTACAAATTCTAACTTCTTTTTTATTGACAGCGCCTGCTGTTTCTGTGCTATTAATAAAAATATAATATCCATCATTGCCTTGCCCATCCACAAAAAACCCTAGTCCTGCGGATTGCCTTGTTCTATCGATAGTAGAATCTAAAAACATTTTTGTGCCAAATGCGTAATGGCTTTTTGCGTATGATGCGTATTCTTCTTGAATGTAAGAGGGTAGGCCAGAGTAGGACAGAGTACTTGTTGGCAAAGATATTGCATTAAATGTTCTATAGGCTACTGAGTATTCTTTTGCACTCGTCGAGTTATTAGTTAGTCGTAAAAATGATTTTGCAGCCGCCGCTTTTGTCGGATCTACCACCATGCCTTTGTATCCTGCTACATTGTACTCAATTGGAGTAGTAAATGTTCTGTATGCAACATTTCCAAACCGTGTTCCGTCATATGCTTTTACTGAAATTGCATAAGGCTGATTAGTTGAAAGGTTTTCTATAGTAAATGGATTTGTGGTCTTCGTTACAGTTTGAGATGTTCCAGCAACAATATTGCCAGAGGCATCCAGCTTATAGTACGTGGCAGAGTAATTTACTGGCTCAGTTGTCATATTAGTTTTAGAAACTTTTACGGAAATTGAGGATGTTGAAGCAAAAGTAATTTCTGGTATGCCACCTATGTTAGTTGTTGACTGTGACACGTAAGGTTCAAATTCTCTATATGCTGCCATTATTCCCACGTAGCCTTTCTTTGAGACCAGTCCGCTAACCCAGTGAGGGCAGAGGCTGCATGATATGCTGGGGTTGTTCCAAATGCTCCTCTTGTCTTTACTCGGTATAAACCTGTCGGTCTAAAAAATGTTTCTTTTGTTATGTAATCATAACCTGGTCTTGATAAATATCTATACTTATTTACATCTGATGATGAAGTAATCCAAACATTTTGCGACGTAGTTGAGCCAATTGGGGTGTACTGATACTGTATTGCATCGTATTCAATTATTTCTGAATCAATCATAACATATCCTGTAAAATTATACAACGTTGCGCTGCTATAGTCGTCTAGGGTTTCTACATCAACTGCAAGTATTGTATTTTCTGGAGATGTGTCTGCTGCTATGCTTGACCTTAATCCACCAGCACTTAGGTAGGATACTTCATCTGTCCACAGATCTCCTGAGTTTCCAGCGTAGTTCGATGTAAGCTGACTTTGCCATAAGATTTTAACTTGGTTTGCAGAAGGAATTTCTTGTTTATTAAAATCAATTATATTAGCAAGAGTTGTTCCATCTGTTTCGTAAGTAAATTCCCAGTCGATGCCTGCCTTTTTATAAATATAATCACGACTTGCAAACTGCAAAATATTATTTTCATCAAAGAAAGCATTCATTTGTATATCACGGCACAGCTCTTGAAGGGCTTGCCAAACTGTTTTAGACCCTGTTGTCCACCAATAATTAATAACTGGGATAGACTTATCATCTGTTTCAGTTCTAATCTCGTAGCTTGTAAACCCTATAGAGTCTAGGAGCCTTCTGATAATACTAGTTACTGGATATGACTCACATAAAATATCTGGAGCTACAGTATCCATTAAATATTTGGCAGCATCTAGTGCGTTTAAAGAAACCTCTCCAGTATCTCCTATTGTCCAGGAATCTATATAAAATGATCCTTGTGGCACCTTGTCATATAAATCTCCTGCTGAACCATAATTTCCAGCGGAATGATATACTGAAAAGTAAGGTTTTAATTCTGCATTCTTGACCATATAAGTTTTTGTTATATCAAAACTTGCTTCTCTATTGTAAGAAATGTATTCAAGTGCAGATTGGTTATATTTAACAATGTCTATGCTTAGGCTGTTTGCAGTGATCTTTCCGACAGGCAGTATGTCTTCTGAGCTTGAAGAAGACTCTTTTTCAATATCAAGAGAAACTATGTCTGCAGATATATCCTTTATCCATCTTGCTGATAGCTCAATAACCCCTAATACTTTTCCGCCGTTTGGGTTTGTTGCTTGAAGACGAATAGATTTAATTAGTTTAGGTGTAGCATAAACGGAAGGCTCTGTTGAAGTCCAGGCAGTTCCATTATAATATAGCACAATCTGACCAGACAGGTCTACTGGTGATGGCCCCACTGTTGCTGTTGTTGAATCTGAATATGTAATTGTTATTGTATAGTTGCTTGGAAACGCATGAGTTTTTTCAAATCTTGCAACTATCTTATTTGATACAGCAGGCTTTGTTGCTGTAGACAATGTTGCTGTTGCTGTTTGCCCCCTTGCCCAGGCCCCTGTAGCAGATGAAGCAATAGTAAAAGATGTCGGGCTTGGTGTAGAAGCAATTACGCTTGAAGATAAATTAAAAGCTGCTGTTGAAAGACCAGTGATCGTGACTGTTTGTCCTGAAGAAAATCCATGATTGTTTAACGTTGTGTATGTTACAACAGAACCTGAAGAAGAAGCTTCTTTAATTGTTGCAGAAGTAATAGAGTAGTTAACGCTTATATCTGCATTTTGGTTTATTGGTGTTACCCAATACTTGTATGCAGTTGTTACTCCAGGGTAGTACAGTCTTGGGTATAGCGTAGTAGCGGCAGACTCGTATCCGTCTGTCTGTGGAGATGTTGTTCGTGGATAGGTTAATGTTCTTGGAGCATAAAAACTATTTGCAGGAGTGTCTGTTTGGGAGTTGGTCCAAATAAGATACTTGACTCCAGAAAATAAAGGCCTAAACGGTTTGATGATTGAATCAACTGGGAAAAGCTTTTTGTAAGTATTGACTTTACCGTTCTCTGACTTTGCATAATATTGATCCATTGTAGATGGGTATGTTACAGTAATATTATCAAGCATAGAGTTCATGTTGTACTCTATTGTGCAGCCTATGTTTATTTTAACAGATGATTTCTGCTTAAATAGATTTTGAACAGTAGCATTATTTGATGAGGGTACTGTGGTAATCATTATACTTGTTCCATTGCAATAGATACATTCCAAAATTCTTGAGCTGGATCGCTTGAAGAATCCTTAACATTTCTTTTTACTACCTCAAAACTGCAAGACGTAAAAGAAACCAATACGACTTCTTCCCTATCTGCAAATGGTGTTGTTTGATTCTTACCATATACTATCTTAAGTTTAAAAACACCTTGGCCTTTAGTGCCCTCAAAATATGATTTTAAATCTATTGCTCCGTATCCTGCATCTACAGTCATATTTGAAAAGGATGGGAGCATACTCCATGACGTGCTAAACTCTCTTTTATCTGCAATAAAAAACTTTCTGAGGGTTCCGTTGCTCATTCTTATTACTTTTTGAATGCGGTTTTGATTAATAGACATTGGCTGTCTATTATGCTCTGAAAGCTTTACCCAAGTAGGGGTGTCTGTGGCAGACGTATCAACATATAGAAGTGAGCCTACTGGTAAATATACTGTGCTTGCCATTAATATGATCCCCCGATAACAATATTTTCTCCAACTTTTGCGCCTTCGGCTTTAGCAATCTGCTTAAATTCTTTCCAAAGTTCTCTACCACTCTTAGGAGATTCTCCAAAATTAAGTGTAGCATTAATAGTAACATTAGAGCTACTTGAACTTGTGGTACCACTCTTGAATCCACCTGTTGTAGAGTATGAAGGAACATCGTATTGTGGCATTGTTGCAACATTAGGATAAATTGTTCCTGAGAAATTAGGTTTCATCAATATACCTTCTTGCTGTGCACCCAGGGAATTAATTCTATCATTTACCCTTAACAGATCTCCAGCAGCAAATGGTCCGCCTCCCCATTTCTGTCTAATAATATCAGTTGCAGAGTTTACCTTATATGTTTTCCCGTTGTATTTAAAGAATTGTCCTGGCTGTAAATTATACTCTCTAACAATTTGCTCTTTAGCCCATTGCTCAAGACCGCCCTTATTGGTATTTCCTCCAAGTGACACGCCAGTCTTAGTTGTTGTTTTTGTAACTTCAAATGCAGTATCTTTAGTCTTAGAGCCAGCTGGTCCTATTCCCATATATGCATTATAAAGATCTGCAAGAGTTTTTCCTCCTGTGATGGCCTTAGCATTTGCAAGTGCAGCTGCTGAATCTTGTTTTAATGCTGCATCTGCTGCACCAGCTTTGTAGGTAGCCGATCCCTTTGGATGAGTCGCAGTCATAACTCTACCTGCAAGAGACTCTCCCTTTTCATTAATTAATGTTCCAGTAAATATTTTCTTTAGCTCTGCTGCTAAAACCTTATCAGATCCTTTTGAGTCTGCAGCAATTTGTTTTGCAAGATCTCCTAAAGGTCCTCTTACTAGCTCTTGTTGATCCTTTAATGCTTGTTTGTTTGACGGATCCTTTTCTAGAATTACATCTATTCTAGCTTGTTCTTTTACTAGTCTCTGGTATTCGTTTTGATACTGATCAACCTTATTCATTCTTTCGCCTGCTGAAGTAGCATTGTTTTGAGCATTAGTTAAATTTTTTGCAGTCTTATCTGACTGAGCTTGCAGTTTTTCTCTTTGAGCAATTAATTCTTTTTCACGCTTAGCTCTATTTTCTTCAATTGCATCAATAGCCTTTTGGTTTTCTCTTTCCCCAACAAGCTGCTTAATCTTTAGTTGTGCCTGTGCTGCTCCAGCCATATCTCCTGCAGCCATTTTGTCTGCGTATTCCAATTGAGCTTTTTGAATTTCAAGAGATAGGTTTTCTTTATCCTGAGCAGCCTCAAGTGCTTTCTTTCGGGCATCAGCCTCTTCATTAATCTTATCAATTTTTTTGTCAATAAGTTTAATTTCTTCTTTAATCTGATCTTGAGTTTTTTGTGCATTAGCCGCCGCTTTGGCTCCACCAGATGCAATTAATTTTTGCAAAGCAACAATAGACTTTTGTGATTTAGCTGCAATTCCGCTTCCTGAAGACTTTGCTTCCGAAGCGGCTAAGGCAGAATCTAATGCTGCCTCAAATGCTACTAGTGCTTGGGCTTGCTCGGATGTTATATTCTTTAAATCAGTTCTGACTCCAGAAAGAAGTAGTCGCCATTTAGAATACATTCCTGCAACATTGTCTGACTGATTAAGTATTTCAGCAAGTGCTGGGTGTGTTTCTTTAAGAGAATTAATCTGCGCCTGAGTTAGTGTTAGCTTAGATCCTTCTTTTTCATTAATGCTAGCTAGGATTTCTGACATAGCTTCTTGCTGTGTCATCAATTCTCCGTTTTCTTTTTTAGTTTTCATTAATGTTTGTAAATTATCATCAAGAGCATCTGTAGTATTTGAAATAACTACACCTAAATCTTTTCCATATAGTACGTCTGTATCGTATCCTGCAGAAGCTGGGTCATACATATTTTTATTTAAAGTTTTAACCATAGCAATTGCCGCTGATGCAGAATCTGTAATTTCTCTAAAGCCCTTGCTTGATATTGCGTTAAATGCCATATCGGCTTTATCTGATGCAGATATAATTGCATAGATTTTATTTGTTGCCTCTTGGGCAGAAATACCTGCTGCTATAAATTGTGCCTTTAAGTTAGTAGCAATTTCAGTAACTTTTGCCTGCTTGTTAGCATCTCCAGATACGTCTATGTCTGTAAAGGTTCCAACTAGTTCTTTTTGGTTTTCTTTTGCATTCTTTATTCCTGCTCTTAACTCTTTAATGCTTAGAGTTAGACCTTGAACTCCCGCTGAGTTAAGGGCTTCATATGCATTTCTTCCCTTTGCTCTAGTTAGCTCAAGTTGATCATTAACCGCTTTAATAGAATTAGAAAGATTGTTGTATTTGATTCCCGCTTCAGCTGCAGACTTTTCAGTAATTCCAACTGAGTTAGTTTTTTCAACTCTATCCTGCTCTCGTTCTTTTTGGAACTTCTTAAATATTGCATATCCCGCAGTAAGTGCTGTAAGAAGTAAGCCAATAGGTCCTAGTGCAAATCTCATTGCCATTCCAATTGCTTTACCAGCAATTCCTGCTGCGCCGCCAACACCTTTAAATCCTCCAGCAAGCTTACCTAAAGATCCTAGCATATTAGGAGCAAGCATTGGAAGTACTGATGCAAACTGCATAAGTTGTCCTGCTTGTCCGCCAATTGCTTGTCCCGCCATACCCATTCCCATGCCAATACCCATACCAGCCATTGGTCCAGAGCTCATCATTCCAGCTCCGATATTACCCTTTGCTCTTTCTTGCCTATAAGCAGATCCGAATGTTATTGGCTGAACTGGCTTTTTAGTTCCTTTGTTAAAGTACTGAATTCCCTTTACCTGTCCGCCTCTATTAAAGTATTGAACTCCTGGAACCATTCCGCCCTTGTTCATTCCAAACATTTGTTTTCTTACTTTAGTAGTTGCAGGTGTCCATGACTTTGAATCCCAGTTTGCAAACTTGGTTCTCAATATCTCTCTATCTATTTTACTTAAACTTTTTCCTCCTGTGCTAAGGACATCCCCAGCGGCAGATTTAAGAAGTGTATCTACAATATCTGGCTCTAAGGCTTTTTGAAGACTTCCCTGAGCATCCTTTACGTATCCGTATGGTCTTTCTTTTTCAAGATTTTCAATCATCTTGCCATACATTAAGTTTTGTGCTTTAGGTGTTAGGCCAGAGCTTCCAAATAATCTTTTACCCATACCAATAGATAAGGAAGTGGCACCCCACTTATCTCCTATTTTTCCAAACTTAGCTCCTACATTTTTAAAAGCTGTTCCCTTTAATACATTTCCGATAACTCCACCAGCATTATATCCTGGTATCATTCCTCCAGAATTTCTTTTAAGTATTTTGAGAGCATGACTAATACCACTTGATGTGGTTAGTAATGTTCCTAGATTTGTTCCTCTTGCCCATAATGGCATTGAAGATCCAATTGTTCTATTTTGAGAAACCCAAGATAGTCTTCCGCCTCGTCTAGTAACAATTTGCCCTCTTTCTTTGCTTCCAGTTTTTGTACCAGGAATAAGACCACGGGATATTGCTTCATCTCTAGTAATATTTGGAGATGATCTTTCAGTAAATATTTGAGATGCTGCAGAAAATAAATTTCTTCTTCCGCCAGCTCTTGCCCCGTCAATTTTAATTCCACGAAGTGCTGGCCTGTAGATTTCTTTTGCAAGCCTTTCAAATCCGAATGGGTCTGACCTGCCACCAATCATTCTATTTGAATTTTCTGGACTTTCTAAAGAAGCAATTAGTTTTTCTAAAGCTGCTTTAGTTCTTCTTGATGACTGACTTCTATCTCCACCCAAAGTAACAGTTGCTTCATTCATCAAGTCATTTGGATCATATCCAGCTTGTAAAGTTTCTTTGATTCCAGAAGAAATTTGACTTCCCGTTAAACCATTACCATTAGAATTAACTCCTAGATTTAGCCATGCGGGTAATAGTAAAGCTAGACCACTTAAATCATCTGTTATATGAGTTCTTTGAAGTCTTAAAGCTTTTCCACCTTTATTAAAATTAGGGCCACCGACTCCCTTTCCACCATTTATTGCTTGAAGCAATGGCAGATTTGCTGCTGTTGCTTCTTTGTTTACAACAAATTCTCCTGGAGTAAGCATTGCAGGAACTGTATCCGTATTACCTGTTCCTGGTACAATATTTCCTGCATTTAATCTTTTTGGAATAGTTGTTTCTGTGCTGTATCCAGCGCCAAATGTTTTTACACCTAGACCTTGTGCAATTTTATTAAGAAGGCTTCTAGTTCTTCCTGGGCGAAGAAGCTCTTTCATATTAGACTTTCCAGCCGCATTTACAACTGGCTGATTCAGCAGAGGAACTGTTGTTAGCCCAATTGTTCTTCCTTGTTGGCCCGCAATATCTACAGAAGCCTGTGCAATCATAGATTCTACCTGAGCATTTAATTGAATAATCTTAGCTCTTGCTTGATCTACTGTTAGCTTGCCAGCCTGTAGCTGTGCAACAATTGCTGCTGATTGTTTTGCAGCATTTGCAGTAAGCTCTGTCATTGTAGGAAGTAATGCCTGATATGAATCAGATAAAGATGATGTTATTAAGCCTGTAGACGCAACTTCTTTTTTAAGCAAAGCAATTTCTTCTTGTGATTGCATTGCAAGTGCACCTGTCATTGCATGCCACTTGGCTGCTTCTGCTGCAACAATACCTGTTGATGCTCCGCCTATTGATGTTAAGCCTGGAATCTTTGGAAGATCGCCATCCATATACATCTGAGGATTATTTCCAATCTTTTGATTTACTTTTGGTGCCCCAGGTACTACTCCGAAAATTGTTTGTGTTGATTTTTGATCTATCGTCATTCCAGCAACTGGATTAAGATGAGACATTGATCTTGTATCTTCTGGGCTAATTAGTGGGTGATTTGGATCAACAACTCTTGCCCCGCTGCCCTTAACAACGTTACCCGCCAAGGTTGAAATTGTTGGTGCTGCAGATACTGCACCCGTCATAGCTTTAGATTGAAGTAATTCAAATTCTGTTACGAGGCCTGCAATTGCAGTTTTTAATACTGTGGCTGCTTGAGCATCACTATAGAATGTAGCCTCAACAAGTGATCCTGCTTTTTGTGCTGCCAAAATCTCTGGCGTAAGCATCTTCCATCCTTCTCCACCTTTAAACAAGGCCCTGAAGTGTGACGCTCCTTTAATTATATATCCAAAGAAGTTAGCAAGTACACCTGTTAACATAATTACTGGTCCGATGATTGCAGTAAATCCTGTAACAAATGTTAACAAAGATTTAATTGGGTCTGGCAATTTATTTATAAATTTAATAATTCCATCTACAACATTAATAAAGAATGTTTGAATCTTTAGGAACTCGTCACCAACTCCTGCAAGATCTGCTTTTAAGCCTTCTACCGCTCTCTTGTACTTTCCAGAAGCAGACTCTGTTACCATTGATAACTCTCGACCTGCTACCTGTGACAATTCTTGAGAACTTGCTTTCATTAAATCCATTACCTGAAGAGTCTGACTTCCTTGCTTGCCTAGGTTTGCAAACAAAGCATTAAGTCTAGAGAACTGGAACTTACCAAACAACTGTTCAATTGCTTGTTGCTTTTGTAGTGGATCTAGATTATCTAGTGCTGCTTGAAGAGCAAAAAGTGTTCCTGTTAAATCTCCAGCATTCTTTGCTACAATTCCACCTAGGTCAATTCCCATTTCAGAAAACTTTTCTTTTGCTACCTTTGTAGGATTAATTAAAGATGCTAGTGCTGATTTGAGAGCGTTAGCTCCTTCTGAAGCATTAATTCCGCCTTCCTTCATTGCAGTTAAATACAATGCTAAGTCCTGTACGCTTCCGCCCAAACCTTGGATAACTGGACCAGCTTTTGGAATTGCTTCTACTAAGTCATTAAGAGTTGTTGATGTTTGGTTTTCAACTGAGTTGAGAAAGTTAATAGAATCAGAAAGTTGATCTGTATTTTGCTTGAATGTAGTTTGAATTGCCAGGGTGGCCTTCATTGCTTCTTGTCTATCTACTTCTCCAAGCACAGCAAGTCTACTTGTTTCTTTAACAGAATTAAGAAGCTCATCGCCCTGCTTACCAGTTGCTGCAATATCTGCAGCAAGAGTAATTGTATCTTTAAATGAAACTCCGTATGCCTTTGAAATCTCTTTAGCTGTTTGGGTAACTTCTCTTCTTACTTTTTCAAGATCTGCTGCGGATGTTGCTGCTACTCCGCCGTATACTTTTGTAAGTCTGACTAACTCTGCATCTGCCATTCTAAATGCATCTGCTGCAGCTTTACCAAATGCCGCAAGAGGTACTGTAAGTCCTACTGTTAACTGACGACCTGCCCACTGAGTATTTTTACCCCAGTTAATAAGTTGAACTCCACCATCTTGAACAACCTTGTTCATAATCTGTAGTTCTTGTCTTGCTAAAGCGGTTTTGTTTTTTACAGCATCAAGACCCTGTGGAATATGTACGCTGTATTGCATAAGCCCCTGAGCATTTTTACCCATTGGCTGAATGATTGCATTTTGTAATGCTACTTGCTGCTTAGCAAGATCTCTGATTAAACCGCCTTGCGTCCTTGTGTGCTCACTAAATGTCTGAAAATACTGCTTCAGTTTCATTTGGCCCCTGTCTAGGTTGGTGCCAAACTTTTCAACATCCGATGTTAAGGTAACAAAGTGTGTTGCAAACTGACCAGTTCTTCTTAGGTTTTCACCAAAGGATCTGTTCATCGTCGCTACTTGGCTTGCAAGTCTTGCGTCCGATTGAATTATTTGTGCTTGAAGTTTTGAAAGAGAGGCTGCAACCTTATTGACATCTGCAATAAGACCTGAGAAATCTGCATTAGCAACTATATTAGTTACAATATTTTCATCAGCCATTTATCTTTACATTACTCCTTTGTGTAGCCTAGACCTGCTCCAATTCCAAACCCTGCTTGTGCTGCTAAGCTTCCTTGTAGGGAAACTATATCATCACCTGAAGCTTCTATACCTAGGGCTTTTCTTTTAACATCGTCAAAAGTTTTTGCCTGTGGTTCGGAGTCTTCCTCATCTACATCTAAATCTATTCCCTTAAGACTTGCCGTAAACTTTCTGTCTTCCGACTTTTGTTTCTTAAAAGATTTCAATGTTTGAATAAGTTCTGGCATTGAAAGACTTTCTTCTAGTTCTTCGTAATTCTTCCAGTGTCCCAGAAGAAATACTTCACCCTCTAAAGCGGCTAAATCTAGTTCTGACCAGCCAGAACCGCTGCCGCTAGAAGGTTTGGGTCGTCCATCTTAATCCCACCGCATACCTCAAGTATACGATTGATTGTGGGGACGTCAAGTGCATCTTCTAGTGCATCTCTATCTGCTACCAAATCTGGTAGTTGTTTTTCAAGTGCTACTGCAACCGCATCAATTAACACATTAAGTGTTTGATCTTCTGTAGTTGAATCGCTTGCTGCCTGTAATACGAGCATAAATTTTCTTAGCTCTTTAATGCTTAATGGCTTCAACTTAACTGTTGAGCCATTCTGAAGCGTTAGTTCTTCTACGCTATATACTGTTGTTGCCAATTTAATCCTCCTAGGATCTAGTCTTAATTATTATAACATATACAGATTATCAGCACAAATGAAAAAGCCCCCAAAAAGGGGGCTTTTCCTATTTAATTATTTAAGCTAGAACTCGGTCAATAATCTTACCGTATTCTGAGCCGCTATAGTTAGCGTCTGGAAGAAGACGGAATGTTACTGGGAAAGTTGTTGCTGCGTTACGTGCAAGTGAGAATTGTGACTGTTGTACTGACAAAACACGACGTGCATAATATACACGCTCTGTTGTTGCGTCTGCTTCTCCTGTTGCTGTAGTTGCTACTGTTGGTGCTTGACCAATTGCAAATAGTTGACGTTCTGTTGGGGCAATACCAAGTGATCCTGCCTCAAGTCCCAATGTAAGGGTCTTGTCGTCTGCTCCAGTTGCACCCTTTGTTGGGTAATCATCTGTTGCAGCACCTGCTGCTCCTTGCTTGGTTAGTGTTGCTCCTCCTTGACCGAATACTACTAGAACGTTTTCTAGTGTACCTTCGGACATTTCAGTTGCAATCATAACCTCCATAGCAGACTTGAAAAGCTTTGCTGTATCTAGAAGCTGATCTACTGTTACTGAATCGTAAGTTGGATTGTAAGTGATCTGAAGACCATTGTTTGTAAATCCTACGTTACGAACATCTGCAGATGCGTCTAGGGCTGCTGCTGCTCTTGTTCTTGCTGCAAAAGTAATTCCACCAGTTGCTCTGTCTAAAAGGTTTTCCTTATATCCAGTTACTGTTGAATCGCTTGTTGAAATGTAGAGCGGTGAAGCTCCTACAAGAATATTTTTGGCTGAGTTAAATGCCATTATTTCGTACCTCCTGTTTTCAAAATATATATATATAATTGTAAATCATTAAATCTTGGCTGGCTAGGCCTTTCCTCTATGTACAATAATAGAGTATAATTCGCCCAAAGGCAAATTACAGGAATCGGCCAGCTGTGTCTATATGCCTTGCGTATTTGACCTCAAGGATCACATCTGCGGACAGGAACCCTGCCAACTCCTCTGATGGGGCAGTTGGAGAAATGTCGGCCACGAATATGCTAAAGAATTTAAACTTTTTAGATATGCCAGAGTAGGCATTTGCATCCCTAGCAGACTCATCCATTCTTCTAAATAGGTCGGTCATCAAGTTTCTGATCTCATTGATTTCTGAAACATCTGTTGAGTATATAGTAAATAGAATTTGCTCACAGCATATAGCCCAGTTTTCTTCATAGGATAAACCTATCTTGTCATAGACTATGTGCTTCTTTCCGCTCAAGAATTGATTTAATTCTGGAGATTGCTGTACAGGAATAATTGGGATAATCTCTTCCCCTATATTATCTGAATAGTAATCAGTTTGTTCAAAAATGTTATTTGATTTCAACTGGCTCCATAGGAACTTTCTTAAATCAATCATTACGTCTGCTTTATAATCTGTCATGATGCCCCTCCAAATGCTAATTCTAATGCTGAGTCCGCCTGCATTTTTAATGTATTAGGACTAAATGAATATTTAACCTTTCTTACATCGCCTGGAACCCTCATTGCTTTAGTTAATGATGAGTTAAATATTTGCTGAAATCCAGATTTTTTAATTGATGAATTTACTAAATTGCCTGTGAAGAATTGTGCATAGGCTATTCGGAATCTTCCCGTTGCCTTGCCTCCTCCTGGCCTTGTAACGGTCACAGAGGCGCCTTTAGGCATGTACACTACGCCAGTACTAGTTTCAAATACTAAGCGCTCTGCGAACCTAGGGCGGATTACTAGAGGCATTCCAGCTTCCATCACAGAAGCTTTGCTAATAAATACGTGTTTTCTACTTCCAAATTCATTAGGCACTGCTGATTTAGATGGCAAGAAGCTAGAAGAAATTTTAAATGAAAGGCCATCTGTTGATAAGACACTTAACTTAAATAGCCTAGATCCCTTATTTCCAACCTTGTTCCATTCATATACATGGTGTAATGATTTAGGATTTATTCTTGACTGAGAGTCTACATATAGTCCAAAATCTTGATCTATTTGTTTAAATATAACAGACTGGAATTTCTTTTCAAATGCCTTGCTTGTTGTTAGTTTAGACACAACTTGAGCATGATAATATACTGCAGCAGATATTTGTGCCACTGTGCTGTCTTTTAAAATAGTCCCGCTAGTGCCAGACATACCCTTTTGTAGACCGCTGGCTGCCGTAACTAATAGTGTACTATTGTCCAATTGTCTGGTTTTCCGATCTCTTGACAGTAGAGTTATATCCCACTATTCCGCCAAACGGATCTGTCATTGGAGTTATTCCTACTACCTCAAAAACCGTAGGGGTGTTAGTTGGAAAATTTAATTCTTCCCATATAACATTATTCTCATAGTCTCTAATGTTTGTAATCTTTTCTCTTAATGTTACTTGTTCTGATGTTCTAATTTGCAGCATCTCTTCATTTCTATATTTATTAGAAAATACTTGTCCGTCTTTAGTAATAGTTGAAGCGGAATTGCTTATATTGCCTTTTGCGCTACACGATACGGTTCTGTCATACTGCCATTCTTTTTTTATTGAGCCTGTGTCTGGATCCTGCGAATCAACTGGCTTATAGACATCCATAAACATAGTAAGTATAGATTCAACAAGATCATACATTATATAACAACCATCTTATTTATAACATATGTCGATAGCAACTGATCTGCATATACATTACCTGTACCTGAATAGGTACCAGAATTGTACTCAAATTGCCAATCGAATGTCTTTATAGACTTCATGTATTTATTACGCCAGACCTTATCCTTTGAGAAATAGTCTCTCATCAATTCAATACATGCAAGATCAACTTCATCTGGAACTTCTTCCCATCCAAACCTACCTTGCACCCGATATGTAGACCCGCTTGAAAATGAGCCTCCCCAGGTATCATTAATAGTTGGAGGGACCATGCCGTTTGCTATGTACACAGTGTTGTCAAGCATATTTGCTCTGTTAACCCTGATTCCAAATCCGCTCTCTGAAATTATTGTGTCATAATTCCAATTGTTTATATTATTAAGTTTATCTACAAGAAGTACATCGTTTTGATATAGCTCGTGTATCTCAGCGATTTTATAAGGCAAAGGCAATACATCTGAGTCGGCACCGTATACTGTTTGAACATCGTCATACAAATAAAATTGCTGTCCCGTATATGCCTCAATTACTTTTCTTGCATATCTTTCAGCGTTGCATAGCTCAAAATAAGACTTAGTATTAGGATCTGAATAATCTGACCCTAATCCCAAAGCGTCAACTGCTTGACTTAAATCTGTGTATGGAGTTTGAACATAAACTTTATGCTCTATACTTGCTGCCTGCATATTTACTGCATAGGTCCAAACAAATCTAAGCTGCCTCTGTCTTTTTGTAAATTCGTATGGAAGATAAACAGAATAAGTTCCTGCGTCTACCTCTGACTTTACTGCTGTCAGGGTTGTTTGAATTATCCCTGGATTAATTGCTGGAGTTACTGATGGGTCTTCTGTAATATCATATACCTTAACACCTACTGTGCCGTCTGCATCGGTTAACTGTCCCTGCCAAAATACTTTATGTGTTATTGGTGAATTTGAACCTACTAGAATTTCCATTTAATAAAGGTTAAGCGTAGTACTCCTGAACTTCCTTTGGAGTTGCTAAGCGGAAACCCTCCTCCTTGTCAAAAATTTCTTGAGCATCTTCTTCTGTCATTGCAACAAATGGGTGCTCTTTTGTGAATGTGAATCCTTGTATATCATACCTGAAATTTTCTCTAGTCATTCTAACTAGAACCGTATCTTCTGGCTGAGCATCTGGATTAAATCTAGGCAGAATCTCTTCTGCGTTTTCGCTGAATTCGTCTGTGGCGTCTTCAATATCTTTAATTGTTTTTTGATAAACAGACCATGTGACTCCCTCTTCTGCAAGGGCGGCAACAATATCTGCCTTACTCTTAATTCCATCAGTATCAACTGCAAAGTCCTCTGCAACTTTTCTGAGTTCTGCTACTTTCAATGTCTCAAATGACATATATTCTCCTTTGTTAGGTCCTTTAATTATAGCATTGATAAATTAAAATGAAAAGCCCCTAAAATTAATTAGGGGCCTTTCGGGGGTTTTATCTTAAATTAATTAAGAAGCAACCTTAACGTTCTTTACAACTACCCAAGCGTCTGCCTGCTCGATCTGAACGCCAACACGAGTATACATTGTGTACTCAATTGTGTCCTTACGTGGCTGGAAGAAGCGGTAGACAGTTACATCACGCTTGATACCAATAACTACGTTATTTGGGAATGTCAAGTGGATATCTCCGTGTGAGCCTGATGCTCCTGATTGTGTTCCAGTTTGTGTCTCTGAAAGAAGTGGAACTTCAACAATCGGAATACCGAATGCGAATGGTGCCACATATCCTGCAGGTCCACCTAGTGGTGCAACTCCACCACGGATAACGCTTGAAGCGATATCTTGTGGAATTGTTTGGTTTGTTCCAATGCTGTTAGCATATAGGAAATCTTGAATCAAGTTTGATCCAGCAAGGAAGCGAAGGTCTCCACGACGTTGCTTGTACTTACGTGGCATAGCCTTAAGTGCCTTGTTGAATACTTCACGAGATACGTTAGCACCAGCTGCGTCTACGACACGACCTGATGCCTTTGCCTTCTTCACAACGCCATCAAATGACTTGTAAAGAGCATCTCCTGTAAGAGCTGTATCACCGTTAAGAAGAACATCTTCGATGTCGTTTCCTGCTTGTGTTGCCATCAAACGTGCAATGTGATCTTCTAGATCTGCACCTTCGATGTTATCTTCTAGAGATTCTGTTGAAAGCTCCCAGTCCATGCGGAGTTTCTTTGTTGTTAAAGAGATTTTTGAGAAAGTTACACCACTGTTTGTTGCGGTGTTGTCTGCCTCGGTTGCAAGCTTCATAAGCTTCTCACCAACGGACATACGGTCAATCTCGGCTGTGTCTGACTTCATACGAACTGTACGTGCGACCTTACCGATAACGGTTGCGTCGAACATATAATCAAGGAAGCGAGCAGACTGTTCTGGGTTAAGAAGTCCACCGTTGCCATTTTCTGAAGCTACGTGTACTCCTGTTCCACCAGTTGCGGAACCGAATCCTGTTGATACCTGAGTACCAGCGTTTACGGCCTTTTCTAATGTTTCATTGCTCATTATTTTATACCTACCTTAGTTGAATATTTCGTTTACGGAACCGAGGAAAGAACCGTTCCATTTAGATTTTTTGATTGTTACTTCTTCTGATCGGCCAAGATCGGAAGACTTCTTAATTGCAGTCTCTGATTCTACTGCGTCGACACGCTTTTGTACACCATCAATCGTGTTCTTGATATCATTTACAGCACTTGAAAGTACTGTGTGTTGTTCTGCCAACTCTGAAATTCTAGAATCTACGCTCTTGCTAAAAGCTTCAACAGTCTCTTGGATTGCTGTAACTTGTACTGCATTTGCTTCAGATGCCTTATTTAGAGTTTCTGAGAAAAAGCCTTTTAGATCGCCTAACATCTTCGCAAAATCAGGTTCATCAACCTTATCTTCTGATACTTCGGCTGCTTTTTCCAGAGTCTCGGCAGGAACGTCTTCTGCTACTGCTTCTGCAGGAGCTTCAGCTGGAGCTGCATCATCTGCAACTACTGCTGTATCTTCAACGGCTGTTTCTTCTGCTACTGCTTCGGCTGGTGCCTCTACTGCAACATCTTCAACAACTACGTTTTCTGTATTATCTGACATTTCATTACCTCCTTCTGCGTTTGCCTGTTTTGCAATTGTTTGTGTTTCAGGCAACGTAAATCTTGAGTGCTTATATGCATCAAGAATCTTATCAATCTCTTTTGCTTTATTAACATCTGAGCTCTCAACCCAACCAATTAGTTGTGCTGGCTTACCAGAAACTGGTGAGTCATATGTCTTCTCTGTTGAGATAAAAACAGAGTTACTGTCTTCACAGTAAAAAATATTTTCGGTTACAACATCTACTGCTATACCCTTTGCGATGTATTGTCCATTTACTTTCTGAATAGAAAGAATGTTACATAGCTCATTTGCTGGTGAGTCTACAATTGATAGCTCCATCAATTCGTAGTCTTTAATAAATCTTACAGATTTTCCTGTAGCTTTATTAACTTCGTTATCTGACTCTTTAATCTTTCCGCCGATTGAGAATCCTGAAAGAGTTCCGTCTAGAACTTTTTCCCAACTGTCTTGTGCGCCTTTTGAAATGTATGCTGTTACATAAACTCCGTTATAAAATTCTTTAGTTGCTGGGTCGTAAAAAGTTTCTGGCTTAAAAGAAACCATCTTTCCAACTGCAAGGGATCCGTGCATCTCACGAATGTTTCCTCGAAAGCCTTCAAATGCTTTTATGCTTGCTTCTGCAGTTACAACATCTCCAGTCTGATCTACGTTATCTAGCGTTGCAAAGCCAGACACTGTTCTCTTTTCACGGTTAACTTTAGTGAAAGGTACAGACAAGTTAATGTCATTGCCATGGCTAGTCCATAAAGACTTTTCAATATTCATATGCTTAATTTTAGCGACTTATAGATAAAAAGGCAAATAACAGTTGAGTAGAGTTAGTCAACCTGTCTTCCGTCGCCCTTGGCATTTCGTCCTTCTCCAGAATTATCTGGGGCGGTTGCCTGTCGGTCTTGGGATCTTTGTCTAGTATTTCCAGCTTGGGCTGTTTGCTCTGCGGCATCCTGACCCTTCAAATCTACCACTTCGTCTCCGCCTTCAAGAGGAATCATGCCCTTTCTAATTCGAACTTCATTAGGGGTAATTACTTGCATTCTTAAATATCTTTCGTCAATCTTGGACTGGGTATCTTCGTCAGTAAGAGTTAACTCATTAAATTTAAGTGTTAGCGCATCTGTCTTTTCCTCAAATATTTTATTTAATTTTTTCTCTAAAATCATTTGTGCTGGGCGGCAAACCTGCTCTTTAAATGTTTTATCCGCATCTCTTGCTACTGCTAAATTAACTCCCTCTGGGGTTCCAATTTTATTAATTGGGACACGATGGGCCAATAGGATTTCATCTCTATTTGATTTGCGGTAAACATTAAATGAAGATTCCTGTGGGTTGGCCTCAACTGGTTCCATTTTAAATTCGGTTTTTGAGTCTGGAGTATCTCCTGGAAGCGGAATATATAGAGATCTGTGGTTCTTGCCTTTAAGTCCAACTTGGAAAAATTCAAGCAATTTACGCTCTGACTCTGGAGAAAGCTTTGCTCCCTTTACTGTAATGATATATCTTGGGACCGCTTTGTTTTCAAAGTAATCAAGGTTATATCTTCCAGACAGTTCGTTACCCGCCAAAGAAACCTGGGCTGCAATAATATCTGCAACTCCGTAGTAGTTGTTCATTGGGGTATACTTCTTTAAATGAATAATTTCATTTGGGCGATCTTCTTGTCCCGCAATTGGGTTCTCTGTTTCTGAGTCTCCAAAGTTGTTAAAGAATACTGCCTTTCCGTAAAGCAATTGAATAAAGCCATCTCTAAGTCTACGCACACGCATAGTCTTTGCTGGGATATGCCCGATATATCCAATATTTCCAGCAGTGGTTCTACCTATTTCAATGTAGCCATTTCCAGTTGCTTCGTAGTCTGTAAACACCTTAATTAATGTTTGAGTAAATGTATCCTCATCATTTGTTGTATCAAGCCACGCATGAAGATCCTGTCTTAATTTGCTTAGCTTTCTACGTGCTCTTTCAAGAGACTTTTCATCTGTAAGTGAATCAATAGCATCATTTGTTTTCTTTGTTTCTATAAAATCATATCCTAGACCAACAATGTTTGCCACCTTGGCATTAATTGCTGCATAGTTGTATGTTGAAATCTCATATACTTTTGAAAGATACTCTAGGTTGTATGGAGGTTCTACCAAGTCGAACATTGCATAGCCAGTAATTGCTTGTGCCAATAGGTTTTGCTGTGTTCCAGTTTCTTCTCGGCCAGTGAACGACTTAGAAAATTCTCTATTCATCTTACGCTTAAACGAAGTTCCTAGGCCTCTAACCTTTTTAAGATCCTCTAGGCCTGCCAAAAATGGGTCGGTTGTCGTTTCATTTTTTTCTAGCGAGAACCAGTCTGCGTTATTTGAAATATTAATTATATTTTCTGAGTTGTCTTCATCAAGAAATTCTGCGCTCATCTTAGCCCCTTTAGCTTTTTCATTTCGTCTTTATAGTTACCGATATCAAATGGATCAGGAACTAGTCCCCAATCGAGTCTTTGTTTTTGGTGCTCAAATTCTTCATCATCAATTTTCCTTCTAGCGGAAAGAAATTTAGGCCCGCCTTCGTATATGCCGAACGTGCGAACTTCTCTAGCCAAAGCATCGATGTTGGCTCTATTTCCTTTTTTGGACGTGATCGAAAGAAAGTTCCCATCATCATCTCCAATCCATCTGCCATCTGGCATTTCCCAGACATAGATGCCAAGTATCGACTCTTCTTCAAGAATCTTGCTATTTGTTCTGTTAATATCCATATGACTTTATTTTACCATTATTGTCTACTCAAGTCCAGCTTTTTGTCAACCCACGTGACAAATTATTGGTTTTGAAGCACAATCCAGTCGTTGTCATAAAACTCAACGGAGTTTTCTGTCAATGTCATGGACGAATCATCTGCTATTGTAGCTGATCTTCCGATATGCATGTTGTAATTAGATAATGCCATGGGGGCTGAGAAGGTTGCTGGGTAGTAAGAAATGTATTGGTATAGGCTGGAAGGCCCACCTGTTGATTTATGGTTAAATAGAACCTCTCCAGTAATTGCCCCGTTTGTTACAATTAAAACGTGATAAAGCTCGTTTGCGGTAAATACAGAACTTATATTTGTCTGAGATGTCTTGTCTACACCATTAACATAAATAGCAGATATATTAGATTTAGTAATAGTTCCATTTGCAGCCCAAGAGTAGCCTGCTGATACAAAATCTCCATTTGCCGTACTTGATAAAATAGAATTTGAGGTTAGGTCTGACAGTGTTAAAAAGAACTCTATTGTCCTAATTGATTCTGCGGTATTTATTTTAAATCCTGATCCGCCCGCCGTTGTTAATCCGTTTAATTTTTGTCGGGACAAAATAGGATATGCAACCCTTCCTAGAGTAATGTCTTTTGATGTAAATCCCGCTGTGCCCTCTATCGTGTAAATATAATCAGGGTTGCTTATTGAATAAAGAATCTGGTCTTTGTAGAAGCACAGTAGCAGGCTATATAGTTTTGGGATAAATTTAGTTGTATCTGATGAGGCAAATGTTATCTCAAGATAAAGAGTTCTTTCAGAGCTAAATGATCCTAATCTAAATTGAGGAATTGCTCCTCCATTAACACATGCTTGCCATGTTGACCCATCTGTGGAAGTTCTTACAGAGACCCCATTATCGCCGTTCCACTCTATCTTAGAGGAGTCTAAGTCGAATCCCGCAGGAATTCCTATAGCATCTACGACAACTACGCTCTTAGAGGCTGCAGAGGCCGTTTTCTTAATTTCTAAACATTTCTCTTCTGTGTTATAAACTAAATCTTCTGAGGCAAAAATTTCTATGGGCTTGTTGGCAGGATAAGCAAAATTAAATTGTTTGCTTACGCTATCATCATATATTTCAAACAAGGTCCCGCCGCTTGGGTATGAAACCTGAAAAGGAGATGTTGTTCCAGAGTAGTTGAAGTGTTCTATAATTTTATCTAATCCTAGGGCATACCTGTATACTGCTGGGGCATCTACAATAAATGAATCTGCTGAATTTCCAGTCGGCCCTAATTTTAATGTAATTGTTTCATTACTAAACTTATAATTATTTAAAGACTTGCTTGTTGCAAATTTGCCATCTACATATAAAGACATTTCTGCAATGGAGTACGTGGCTACAATATGATGAGATTGACTAATATTAGGCAGGGTATAATCAAGTCTTTCCGCCTCAAGTTTAAATACTATGTTTCCTTTTTCATAAAAAATACCTACATTTTTTGTTGAGTCTGCAAATATAGTTGTTAGTCCAGATGTTGTGATCTTAGGATACATCCAAACTTCTAGCGAGAACTCGTTATCTGATGAATTGATATCTGCAAATCCGCCGTCGGCGGCAGATCCATAATAGTCTTTAGTTACGGGTAATGTAATGTACTTGGTATTAGTTATAAGAGAGCCATTTGCTCCGCCTGAAACAAGTGGGATTAATCCAGTAGTTAGTCCGCCTGAATAAGTTCCGCTATTTCCACACCCAGAGACATCTGAAGCGATAGTACCTGAAGACTCATCCAATGGCCAGAAACCGATTGGGTAGTCGTTAATTAACTTTAGCTGATAGCTCATAATTCCATTATACTATATTTAAAGGCTTACTACTCAAGCCCTTCATTGCCTAGCTTTTAAACTATTTCTACCCCAGAAACCATAATGCTTACTCCGCCAGCGACATTTGCTGATGCCCAGATAGATTCTCCAGCATTAACAATTAGCGTAGTCTCTGTTGATCTTGATGTGTTTTCTGCAAGAAGAACGTCACCGAAGATTCTATTTGATAGACCTGGTGTTTGTCCACTTGGAACTAAATAAAGGCTAAAGGCAATTGGGCCATTAAATGTGTTGGCCGTAAATATGCTCTTAACAATAGCCTTGTTAGTAAATGATTTTAGATTTGAGTTTGTTGTGCTTAGAAGAACTGGCCCAATAAATCGTGATGGATTATATGCCATTTGGTCTCCTAGCTAATTGCCCATTTAGAGATAAGATCTCTTTCGATTGAGATATATTCACCCACGGTAAGGGCTCTGTTGTAAATAAGCAATTCGCCAATCTTAAATGCTCCGAATGTTGCAGAGTATCTTCCGATTACTTGTCCTGTCATGCTTGTTAGCCCGCCTGAAGATGCACCGACTGCTACGTCAACACCATTTCTTCTAACTCTACGTGAGTTGTCAACATTGCTATAAACAAGTGTATAAATTTCTGGTGTTCCTGATAGTCCTACTGGAACAATAGCATTTTGATCATCGTTACCGAAACCAAACTTAAATGTGTTTGAAGATACGTATCCAGCAATAAGATTATTTCTTGTTCCTGAGTTCGTTCCACCAATTACATATGTGTTTGCATTTGCTGGCTTTGATGCAACATAAATAACTGTAAAGGAAGATGAGGCGATCCATGAGAGTGTTTGATCTGAGAATGGTAGAAAGTCATCTACTCCATCAAAGTTAATTGCTGGAAGTCCTGCTATACCTGTTGCTTGAAATGTTGGTTGTGCTGCTGCAGTTGCTTGAACGCAATGTCTAGCCAAACCAGACTTGTCATTCCATTGTGAAACTTTTCCAAGTCCGTCCCTTGTAATTGTAGATGGAAGACCAGCATCTAGCCATAGCTGCAATCCAGACAAGGTGAATCTATTTCTTCTAAAGATAATATTATTACTAAGCAATTGGATCTTCCTCCATTATTTTTTCTAGTTCTACTAATGGTCTCTTAGGCCATGTAATTTCGGATACATCTTTGCTATTCTTAAAAGAAGAAATCTTCTTTCTATAATCTTTCCATGCTGCGAGAGACTTCTTGTCCATATCTGGGTCACTCTCAACCCATGCTGTAGACATTAGCTCAAAGCTAATATGTGCGTTTACATTTTCTGTTTTTTCTTCATCTGACATCTTCTGTACTTCTAGTGCGTATACTTTGCCACTCTTAACAAATGGTTCACAAGGCACTACTTTTTCTTGAAAGTCATCAAACTCAGGTGTTACTACTTCTAGCAAACCGTTTTCTTTTGCAAACTTCTTCTCATCTATTGATTGAGGGATAGAAACATTTGGGAAAAGTTGAGATAGTGCGCCTACAGCGACTACTTTTTTGTCTTCTACTATGGCGTACATATTATCTCCTTTAAACGTTTAAATCAGCGAATGCGTATGCACCGAATATTGTTGTGCCACCGTCTCTTGTCATAAAGTTAAGAACGGTTGTATTTGTAGATAGAAGTGGTGCTACGTTAGAAGCTCCTCCACCATCCCACTTAATTGATGCTGGCCATGTAACTGTAAAGGTACCGCCACCCTTAATTTCTAGCTGCCAGAATTGTGCTTTTGGCTCTGTTCCTGTTGCTGGAATATTGCTAAATGCTACTGTGCAGTTTCCGCCTGCAACCATCTTAAATACGTTAGCAAGTGCTACGTTGCATGTTGCAACTCCTGAAGCGGCAATTGTTCCAAGATCTAGCTGTGCTGATGGCACATTAAGATATGGACGTGCTTGTCCGTTAAGAGGTGCTTGAAGGTATGTGTATGTCCAAAGACCTGGGGTTACCTGTTGAGGTACGCTTGTTATTGGCATTCTTATTCCTCCTCTGGAAGATGCAACTCTGGCAAAGATTGTGGTCTTGGCCCTTTAGTTTCAGAATCATCTTCATCCCATGCTTCTTGTGCTGCTGTTACTGAAGCAACAGCCTCTGCATGCTCAATTGCCATGATCTCACGATCTGTTTTTCCTGGATACTTATCTACAGCTACTCCGTCAACTAGGGTGAATCTATGAAGCAGTTGTGATTCAACAACTTCATGCTCTCCATCTACGTCGATTGCGGGTACATGTTGTGGTCCACAGAACTTTAGTTTCATTTTATTTCTCCTTTTCCTTACGGGTTTGACCAATGAGGCATACTTACGATATGCGGATATTGGGTAGTGTTTGAGTGTGTATCAAATTGATAATGGTGTACTATGTTATACGGCTGTAAATCTCCACCAAATGATAGAGTTGATCCATCTGTTCTTCTCAAATTTTTATTAGCTGATCCTGGATCTACAAGATACAGATGTGGCCCAGGAGTATCTCCGTTTTGAGCAGTATATATTGAAATAAACTTGTCTTCCTTGAACGGAACAATTGCAGTTCCATTAGAGCCATCTGTATTTCTAAAATAGAATAGCTTTGTTGGATCCTGAGTATTTACAATATGACAGTTAATTCCATTTCCATAAAAGTGATATGGTGAATAAATTGCAACCCACTGATTATCCCATGTATTATGGTGCTTTTGTCCATACCAAGTTTCTGATTGATCAATTCCATAAGACGTTGTGTTTGCTAAGTTGATTTCAGTATCTGTAAATGCACCGATTCCTGAGTTACCAGCGGTTCCTTGAGATGACATGTTCCAATATCCGTATCTCTGTGCATAACCGTCATGATTAAATCTTCCAAATCCTACAACACCGTTGTCTCCCATTACAATCTTCATGTGATATGAAGGCTCTGCTCTTGTTGAGCCAGCTTGCGCCCATGTGAAGTCATAGAATGCATAATTTTTTGCTGTTGCTAAGTGGTTTCCTGTTTGTGGCCCTGCTGCTTTTGCTTCTGACAGGAACTTATGAAGTGTCCCTGGCTTGTGGCTAAAATCATTTAGGCTATAGCTTGTATTTCTCCATACGTGAAGTCTTATTGCATTAGCAGTTGTAGATTCTACAACAGCAAGCATTTTGGTTCTATCATTGTAAGATGACATTCCACGATTTGTGCGTCCCGCCCAAGTTGCGTAAGTAGCTGAGTTTAAAGAAACTCTGTCAAAATATCCGTATGCTGCACCTCTAGGTCTAATGTTAAATTCTGCATCATTAGAGTAATGGCTTACACGTTGTCTTACACCGTAAGCTCCTATAATAGTTCCGCATCTAATTAAATATTGATTAGTATCGTCTGCTCTATTCATCCAGTTTCCAGCAAAACCACCATGTAAATTAGGGCGGTATAGCATGTGTCCATCGGCAGAACCCCATACAGTCGATCCGCCGAAATATGTAGTTACTGTTGATTGACCGTAATTTCCTTGAGTGTATGTGTATGATCTAAAGCTTTCATACCAGTTTGGCATTGAAGAAAGTTCTGGAGACTGATATCCTGCTAACCAGCCTGGCATTGCATTTGTTCCAATAGATTGAAAATCTGAATTAATTATATTGAATCCAGCTTTATCGTTGTTATCGTTAGTCCAGATAGCAAATGTTGGTAGAGGAGAAATTTCTGTATTATTTCTTGATATTACAGGAGAAGCCTCTTTATTTCCAACTATTGATAGCTGTTGAGAAATTGTTGTTGACGTTGCTGAAATTGCTGTATTATTTGCATTTGCAATTGGAGTAATGATTGCTGCAATTGCAGATTCAAGACCTGGAACAATTATTTGTGAAGTGGTTGTTTCTGTATTATTTGGCATTTTTTCTCCTTAGACCGTTGTCCAGTGTGGTACTACTGAAATATGTGGGTACATTGTTGTGTGAGACATTGTATCAAAAGTAGAATAGAATGTTACGTTCCAGGGCTGCAGGTCTCCACCATTAGCAATGGTTGTTCCATCATTTCTATATCCATTTTCAAAAGCTGCTTGTGGGTTTGCGTAATATAGGTGTGGCCCTGGCCCATCTGCATTTTGTACGGAGTAGCACATTATAAACGAGCTTTCTCCAAATGGAACTGGTGATGTTCCCGCTGATCCGTCTGTATTTCTCCATGTGTAGTATTTTGTTGGATCTTGAGTATACACACAGTGAAGGTTAATTCCATTGTGGTAGTAGTGATATGGTGCGTATGAAATTACCCAGTTATTGTCCCATGAAATATTTGTTCTAATTCCATAAGTATCTCCTTGGTTAATTCCATAAGATGTTGTATTTCCTAGGTTCGCTCCGCTATCGGTAAATGCTCCAGTTCCACTGTTTCCTGGTGTACCTGGATTAGATGGAATAAACCATCCGTATTGCTGAGCATTGCCTTCTGGAGAAAATCTTGAGAAGCCAACTGTTCCGTTGTCTCCCATAATTAATCTCATCACATAAGCTGCCTCTGGATTTGCTGAGCCTGCTGATGTCCATGTAAAATCATAAAATGCATAACTTGCTGTTGTTCCTGAAGGACCCGCTGTTTTTGCTTCTGACAAGAATAAATGAAGGTCTCCAGATTCGTAATTGCTAGCATTTAAATCATATGATGGGTTTGTGTTCTTCCATACGTGCAAGCGAATTTGATTTGCTGTATTTGATTCAGCAACTGCAAGTGTTTTAGTTCTGTCGTTGTAAGAAGACATTCCACGATTTGTGCGTCCCGCCCAAGTTGCGTAAGTAGCTGAGTTTAGATTTACCTGATCTACGAAACCGTAAACAGATCCTCTCATTCTAACTTGAAATGTTGAGTCTGTCGAATAGTGATTCATTCTTGGACGAACACCACGAACACCAATAATAGTTCCAGATCGTTTTGTGAACTGGCCCCAGTCTCCTGCTCTATTAAAATTAGTATTTCCGTAATTTCCAAATGTTTGGAAAGAGTAGAGGTGGTTTCCTTCGTGGCCATTCATATTTGTTCCAGCGCCTGAATAAGTTGTGTTACCACCCTGACCGATATTTCCGTTTGTATATGTCCAGCCTCTGTAATCTTCATACCAGTTACTTAGATCTGATAGAGCTGCGTCTGTCCATCCACCTTGACGGTTATTTAGTCTGCTTGTTGCAACAACTTGAAAATCAGAATTTATAATTGAATATCCAGCTTTAGTATCATTATTTTGATTTGACCAGATAGCGAACATTGGATAAGGAGAAACCTCTGTATTGGTTCTTGATGTAGCAGCATTTGCAACTTTTCCAATTAGGCTTGAAAATTGTCCTGGAATTGCACTTTGCAATGTTGATACAGCAGCAGATGTCGTATAAGCAATTGGCTGAACAACAGCTGAGATGTTTGTTTCGAATCCAGGAATGTAGACCTGATTTGTAGTCGTATTAACTGCCATTGTATTTCTCCCTTAAATTATATTATACTTGTGTAATTTTTACGCCAGAGATGAAGACTGAGACGGAGTCTGCAGCACTTGCACTGATCTGAATATTTTCTGCTGTGTTAAGAACTTGCTTAACATCAAGAACAATAATAGCACGAGGCGGAACATCTAGGGTCTTTACAAAGAACTTTCCTGCCATTCTCATTGTCACTGTTCTAGTAGCATCTGTTAGGTTATCAAATGTGATAGATGTAATAACATCGATCTGTGCTGCTGGTGTTGTGTATACTGATGTTTCTGATGCAGGTAGTGTATCTGCATAAAATCTGCTTGGTAAGCTTACTGTTGCCATATTAAATTACTCCCATGTTTGTATAAATTGTGTAGTTATCTATCGAAGATTGGATGGTAGCAACGTTTGCTGCTCCAGCCGAATTAACTGCAACGATCTGTGTAGACCCTGCTGTGTTAACTGTTGCAACAGCTCCAGAAGAAGCTGTTTGAATTTCTGTCACCTTCGATGATGTAGCAGAAACAATATCATTTACTCCTAGGAGGTTGCCCATTGACTCTAGAGCCTTTGCTAGAAAGACTAGGTCCTGAGAATTTAGAGTTGAACTCGACAGGGCTGTTACCTTTGTCTTAAAAAGATCAACTTGTGATGATAAACTTGAATAATCTGGCATTTTGTTCTCCTATGTATGAATTATAGCATAACTGTTTTTATTGTTTAGTACCCCGCCTTGCCTATAACACTCTTAATTATACCCCACCAGCCTTCTTTAGGCCAGTGGGGTACAGCAATTATTTTAGAGAATTCCTCCATAGTATAAGGTTATGCCCATTAAGACCACTGGGATCACCAAAGCAAAAATTGCCTTATAGTAATCTTTGAGAGGGGTTCTAAAGTAGCTCTTACCTACAACTAAACACTTGTGTGCTGGAGACAACATATATCCTGCGTAGTCGACTGCAAAGAATAGCGGCAAAGTTTCTATGCCAAATACTCCTACTGAGAGGACGACAAATCCAGCAAACTTGCTAGAACTTCCCAAGGCAAAACTTGCCAAGAATCCAGCAAAGGCAACTAGGATCAATAGATTATTTTTATGGGCACTTTCTACCCATGCATTTATTGTATCAAAATTAGCCTTTACAATATTGCTCAGGATAATAACAATTCCAGTAAATAGAATTACTCTTGCATAATCAAGCAGTTGCTTTCGATCACGCTTTGCATCTGCCTCAAGTTGCCATGGCTGCTTATCGCTTTTCTTTAAAGGCTTGTCTGGGATATTAATTTCAATATCATCTTCCTTTAAAATCTTAAATATATAGAAAAGGATTACTATTAATGTTGTAGCAATAAGTGGCCAAAGTCTGCTCATCAACTCCCAGTAACTAATACTTAGTGCTGCCATTGGGAGAAGAACTGTTGCTTCTAGTGGTGACCAAAAGTAGAAATGATGCGTAGAAAGGTAATCAATGATTCCGTAATTTTTACGCTTCTTTTGATCTTCTGGGGCAATTGTATCTAGTGCACCAGCCGAAACAGCGACACGACCTGAAATCGGCAGTACGCCAGAGAACAGAGAAATAAGAGCAACTACTGCTCTTTTAGATTTAACATTTTTGGCAATCCAGCTGTAAAATGGCAGGAATACCTGGGTTTTCTTTGCAGCAAAGGACAATGCCATTACTGACGCTAGCAGTATTAAGAACTGCTGATTATTTAAAAACAAAGAGGGTGTAATTTCCATCTTTATAACCTTTCAGCATTTATAGAAATCTAATTTAGATACCTATATAAACACAAGCGCTAGCATCTTTGAGGTCTTAATTCGTGTCATTAAGACGTACAAATATAATAGGCACGTGTGCCTTTGTAGCAAAATACGGTCTTTTATATGCTCGAATCCGTATATGATACAAAATCTATTCTTTGCTTACAACAACTATGTATAAGCCGTTCCACCAGTCCGTATCAGACTCTAATGAATTTAATATCTTCTTACTATATAATATTTTTAATCCTGATTCAAGTATTCCCTTATGGGCACCTTTTACAACATCCGTCCAGTTTGCGTCATCAAATATTAAAATAGACTGTTGGGCAAAAGTTGCGGAATAATACTTTACTGCATTTTTTGTAGACTCAAAGTCGTGAGGTCCATCATAAAAGAAAAGATCAATATCCGATATAGGCTTTAGGTTAACCTTAAACATATCTGAATTAGATATAAATACTTTATTATTACCTTTGTATGGATTAATATTTTTCTTAAACTCTTCTAAGGAATTGGTGTCTGGTGTTTCCCACCCTTCTCTTACGGCCTGTGGAGCCTCCTGCCAGGTGTCTACGAAGTATGCCTGCAAGTTATTGCCACTCAATGCTGCAGCGGCTGTAGCACCCTGATAAGAACCAATTTCGAGGTATTTAGAAGAAGACTTAGCCAAACCATTTATTAATGACTGAACTCTAGTCGATGTTAAACCTGGTATATTAATTTCAATTGGGTTATTTACAGAATCAACTAATTGCTGTGCAACAATGGCGACCTTTGGACTAATATGATTGCCATATTTTGCAGCCATTATTTTGTCACAATAACCACAATCCCAGCAATCAAATTTACAATTTTTGATCTTATTACGCCAGATGGCAATAGGCTTGTCAACCATATTGGTCTCTTCAATAAAATCATTAAAGCTATCAAATAGAATTTCTTCATTGTTTGCATATCTTTTGATTATATCCATAGTTTCTTTTAGGCGGACATGCGACTCTCTTCCGTGCATCTTAATAACATCAATTCCTAGGTCGTCTATAAACTCTTGCCAGTCTTCACGCCATGGTGGGAAATTGGCTGTCTTTAAAGATACGGCAAAATCTTCATGATCCCATTTCGGACAAGACACTCTGCTTATTGGGTCATTAAAATATTGAGGTCCGTCTGTTCTAGTATTATTAAACTGATAATGCTCATCCATCATTACGCATCCGCCGTAGCACCCTTCATTGGCAAGCAAGGATATCTTAACGCCGAACTGAGATTTAGCTTTTTTAAAACGCTTTAGCTTCTCGTGATCACGCATTAAATCTCTATCAAGATTAATATAATCAAATCCAGCTTTTGCAAGGTGCTCTATGTCCCTTGGCTCTGACACATTTCTGAGAATGGTATTTTTTACAAATAGATCTGGAAATGCCTTTTTTATTTGTCCTGTTGCCATCCAGTGTGTGTGAGGTATTGTTGCTGACTTAATACCCGAATCGTATACGGGTCTAAAGTTTTCTATAAACAAATCTAAATTCTGTTGAGAGGGTCTAACTTGTATATTATTAAAAACGGCAGAAGCGGTTACCCCAGTCTCGTTTTGAATATGTAAGGCCAGGCCTATAAGATAATTATGGTCTTCTTCTCCGCCGTTAAATACATCACCCATGGCGTCTTGGTCAAAAGGAGATACCCTACAGGTAAAATAAAAGTCATATATAAATGACTTATATTCTTTTAGAAAAGAAATAAACTCATTTAACTGATTTTCAGTTAGCTTGGGGTTTAGTGGTACGCTAAACATTTATCCTACAAATCTATTTTTGATAAAGTATCCGCATCATAATGAACGCCAAAATGATTATTTAATAGTATACCAGCTTCTACCCAATCTTGGCAAGAGATGATCTTTTGATAGATTTCATTCTTTTTATTTAAGTGGTACTTTTCACATTTATAGTCGTCCTGCTTTAAAAACTCTGGTGTAGATTTTAATAACAAAAGTTTATTTGAATAGTATTTTTCTAGCATGAATATCATTGCAGCTTTTTGGAAAAGGCATGCATTCTGTTTATCTTCTTCAGTCAAGGTATACTTAAACTTACCCTCTACCTGCTCAAATGGCTTACCCTCTAGTTGTGATAAATGTAAGGTGTTTGGCCTAAGCTTTATATAGCCTTTATACTTTCCAACAAACTGATACGCAAGAGCAACTTCTTTTGTTACCACCGTCATTTTTGGAAGGTTCATATACAGCATCTGGCTTTCATCTACTGCCCCTACGAGCAAATTGCTCCATTCACCAATATGCTGGATGTAATTATTTTTCTCCGTTTTATCTTCTGGATCAAATAAAAAGTAAATCATTGAATTTCTTCCCAGAGTCCACTTTCTGAATCGGCAAGCTCTAATCTTTTTCTTGTCTCTATTTGCAATAAATCTAGGTGTTTATTTGTTTCTATAGCTTTAACAACTGCAGTTTCAAGAGCTATTTCTCTAACTTCTTTTGGCAATTGATCAATGGCCTCCATGTTTCCGCCATTAACTCTTCCATAAAACATTAAGTCGTAAGCTGCTTGCGCTCCTAGTCTAATTCCCCAAAGCTCTGCCTCAAGCCTTTCTTCTTCATCATGATCTCCAATTATATCCATAATCAGTCTACCGTCAGAAAGTCTACCCTCATCAGAAGAGTTAAATTTATCTATTAGCATCATATACTTATCTCGTTCTTCGTATACTAAGCTGACACTATTTTTTTGATTTAACAGAACTCTTTCTTTTTCTTTAATATTAAGCTCATGAATTTTAATTTCTGCAGGAGAAGTAGAAGCACTAATTTTTTCTTTTTCTAAATCAATTTCTAGTCTAGTTCTTTCTATTTTAAGCTCTTGCTCTACAATCATATTCTCTCTTGCTCCTAGCTCAAGCAAAAGCTGTCTAAGTTTTCCAAATGGAGTAAATTGCGCTCCACCAACAAAATTATCTATTTTAAATACTGGCACCCCCCAATGTCTATTTGTAGCATAAAGAAGAATATCTTTTTGTGATTTTGTATAGCCAGAAACATCCGACGTTATATCGTTTATATATCTCATTTTATTACCTATCTATTAAGAACGTTGTGCTGAGTAGCCAGAACTTCTTCCTGGAACTCCCTTAGACTGCATTGATCCTCCGCCTTCAAAGCCAGAATCTGTAGCGTAGTTAAATCTCCAAGATCTGTTATTTTGCTCTCCGTTATAGTTTCCAAGCATGTATTGCCATGCTTGTCCCATATCAAAATTTTCTTCACCACAATTTGTAATTGGCTTTCCAACAGTTCCTATATTTGTTTCAGTAGCAACACTAAATCTTCTTAAGTTGTTTCCACCTGCATAGTTACCCTCATTACCTGCGTATAGAGTAGTTAACTTTGAAGAAATTCCTTTTTGTTGTCCGTGAACGCCATTGCAAGGTGATTGAGCTTGAGTTTCTGTTGCAAAAGTTAATTTAACACCATTATCATCTCCATAGTGAAAACCTTTTGTTTCATGATAAAAAGATGACATTGTTTGAGAGTTGGATCCAAAGCTTTTGCCAAGTGAACTCATCCAAGACTGTGTTGTGAAATTAAACTTCATAATTGCTGCTACACCTACTTCGCCTGGTGCACCATATGCGTACAGTTGCTCTTGATGCATAATTGTTCCTGCATTTCCTACTGCATATGGGGCGGAAGGACCAATAATTGATGTGTTTGTTCTCATATTGTAACGATTGGTTTGCGAGCTTGATCCTCCAACTGTATTATTGGCTTTAAGAAGATAGGCAAATGTATCATCACACATTCCACCAGGATATCCACTAGAGTTATTTAGCGGACTACCTAAATCAATTGTTGTATCAGTTGAGTGTGTTACTTCGTTAACGCTTGTCCATGGCGAACTGTTTCTGTATCCAGCAAGCACGTAACCCTTTGTAATAACCTGTCTCAAAAGAAATGCTACGGGCCCACCTGAACCAGACATATATCTATTTTGCGGAAATGGCATTTAAACCTCCACAGTATATTTTAGTTTGACTGAAGCAATTCCTAATGTGGGCCATGTGATATTAAATGGGTTTGTTTGTTCTGTAATATCTCTTAAAGATTTTCTATATGCAATAATCTTTTCTTGATCTGAATCTGAAAAAGAAGAAAATACATCTGGCATAACTAGGTAGTCTGTTGCGGTAATAGTGTTATCTCTATGATATTTTACTAGATTCCACTGATTTGCTATTACTTCTGCTTTTTCTTCATTCGATAAATCAATAAGCACATATGAGCCTTTAACTTTTTTACCAGCAAGGACTCTTTCAAAAGAAACTTTCTTTTTAGTTGGATCGAATGATGGGGTTTCTGCTTCATCTTCACATATATACCAATTATCAAAGCCTTCAAGGTGTGATTCTAAAATTGGTGAAGGGAAATGTGTTGAAGGATACATCTCTCTTAGCTGTTGCTCATTTACAATTTGAGTAATATGCTTATCTATAACTTGTGCGTACATTATCGTGAGTCCTTCATTGATATTGATCCTCGCCAGTTTGTTCCATTATCGTATGTAATAAATGTTATAACATCGATTCCTCCAGAAGTGAGGGCTGGAGCTGTAGCTCCTGGATATTTTGCATTTGCAAATGTTATTGTGTATGCTCCTCCGCCAGTTAATTGTAGAGAAAAAGAAACAACTCCCGTTGTTGGGGTATTAATAATAGTAAATGTTGTTGCTGCTGTTACTGTGCAAGTAAAATCATTTGATAGAGATAAGTCTAAGTTTACTGCACCTGAACGAGACCCTAGGTCTAGTCTTCCAGTCTTATATGTATTAAGGGATCCAACTTGATCTCCGATAACATCGCTTAATAGTGCCATTAGATTACTCTCCATCCTTGAGATGTATTTGAAAATACTAATTCTACAGCTTTGCTCTTTACGTTAAAAACTAGATCTTCCGCTATTCCAGCTATCAAGCTTCCGTTTCTTGCAACTGTAAAGTTAGTTGTTTGTGAAGTTCCAGCTGAGTCAACAATGATTACTGTGTCTCCAATTGAAGGTGCGGCTGGCAATGTTATTACAAGACCTGCTGCTGGTGTTATAAGAAGTCTATCTCCTCTAACTGCTGTATATGAAGCAGTTATATTTGTCCAAGTATTTGGAATCTTTCCTGCAACTAGTGAATTTAATCCTGTAACTGTTGAAGCAAGTGCGGAAATCTGTCCGCCTGCTGTACTTACATAGTTTTCAGTTGCATAGATTCTTGTTTCGTGATCAGCAACATCAGCTTCAACATCAGTAATTCTTTGTCCGTTAACTGAGCTGTTAATTGATGTAATAGCTGCGTCTCTTGCCGCATTAATAGCAGCAATTCTTTCAGTTGTAACTGTAAGAATATCGTTAACGCCCATAGATTTTGCTAATGTATCAAGTGCTGAGGCCAGCAAAACTAGGTCGTTTGCATCTAAGGTTGTAGATGCAAGAGCGCTTACCTTTGTTTTAAATAGTTCAACCTGAGTTTGCAGTGTTGTATAATCTGGCATTTTTTCTCCTAAGCCTGAGCTTCAGTCCAGGAAATTCTAGCAAGAATGTTTGCAGCCCCTGAACCAAGATTTGTTGCTGTAACTGTTAAGATATCTGGTCCATTAGGGAATGATGGGTTTGTCTGAGACCCATTTCCGTTTAGAATTGAGTTTGAAAGGTCTCTAACTTTCTTAGCATCAAATGTAGTAACGGAGAAGTTAGTACCACCTGCGTTTTCTGTGTAGAAAGCAAAGATACGATCTCCACCAGTAACGGTATTTGTAGGGGATGTAACTGGTGCTCCAGTACCTCTAACTCCTGTACCGTCGTGATAAATTACCTGTGCAAGAGAACCAGAACCAACTCTTACTGCTTCCCATTCTGCAGGGATTGCAATACCGTTCATAGTTGCTGGATTTAGAATTCCTTCAATCAAGAATTGTCCCTGTGAAAGAACTCCAACTGAGTCAAGCTTCATCTGCATACGGTTTGCTAGTTCACGCATTCCAAAGTTTCTTCCTAGACCATTGTCTGCAGAAGGTGCCACTCTAATCGAAACGAGTGGACGAGGGGTTGGTGTGCTTCCGAATGTCTGTACTGCGGTACCGTTAGGGTTAATTGCAGAAATTGCTTCATCTGCACCCGCTAAAGCAAAAGTAAATGATGTTGGTGCAACCGAAGTAATTAAGAATGTACCGTTGTATCGGCTTGATCCTGTAACTCTTGGTGATCCAGAAATTGACTGGAAGCCAATATTTGCATTAACCTTGCTGAAAGAGAATGTTGTAGGGCTTGGAACAAGTGAGATTGTATATGTTCCGTTAAAAATGCTATCCATACCAGTAATAGTAACCTGCTGTCCAACTGAGTATAGATGTGCTGTACCAGTTGTCAGTGTTGCGATGTTATTGCTGATTTGTCTAAATGTTGGTGTAACAATATCATTTACACCTGATATGGTTACGTTTGTACCTGATGCTAGTGTGTGAGTACCTGATGTAGTCATTGTTGCCACACCTGATTGCGCCTGTCGGTTTGTTAGCGTAGCTGAAATTGTTCCAGATCCACCAACCTGCAAGTATCTCTGCATACCAGCAGTAAAGATAAACGACTTATCATCATTAAATTTACCATCCATAATTACAGATGATCCCCAGTGTGACATAACTGGTGCACAGTTTTGAGAAATTGTTTGTACTGAAACTTGTGCTGTACCAGATCCGCCAGGAATTGTTGAGTCTGGAACAAAGTTTGATTGGATAGATGTTCCAAATAGATTCATTGGAACTCCTCCGTAAACTAGAGGTTGTGCGACTCTTCTTACAATATTAACTGCATGTGCTTGAATTGATGGATTATATGCACCAATTGATGTATATTCGCAAATCTCAAAATTAGCTCCATCTGCAATTCTTAGGTATCCTGTTGATGGCCAGAAGCTTACGTCATTGACATAGATTACTGTGTCTTGAGGGAATAGTGTGGATCCGCTTAGCCCTGATCCTCCTGCAATTAATTTTGCAGAGTTTAGAGGCTCATTAATTGTTTCATATCTTGCAGGAAGGTTTCCTGATCTCATATATGAAGCGGTATTAATATTATTCATTACCATCTTGTGACACCAGATAATGTTACCGTCGGTGCCTCTTAATCCAAATCTAATTGAACCTGCTCCATACCAAGAGTAGTCAATAAATGTCATTTGCATCTTTGATATATCAAGGTCGTACCCTGTTGGTCCGTGTCCGTCTACAGTATCAATGTTCCAATCGTGTTGTGGAATCTTTTGAATCTGTGTCTTAAGATAAGGAGAACCACTAACACTTGGTCCTCTGTATGCTGGGGCAATGTTTAAAGAAGTATCATTGTTAATCTGAATAACTCTATAAGACTGTCCTCTAACTACAATTAGGTCTCCAACAAGTAGTTGCTTTCTAAATCTAGTATCCACTCCTGTGACTACATTTGAAAATTGTGTTACTGAGATCTTTCCAAATAGTTCTTTGTTTGAGAATCTTCTTACTGCATACAATGTCCGTCCATCATACTCAAAATAGAATCCATTTTGATCATCATATAGTCCCGCTCTTGTTGCTGAGCCTTTCCACTGATATGCTGTTACGAATGCATTAACTCCACCTGGCAATTGATCGATTGCGCTAATTGCAGAAGTAAATGTCTTTTGTACAATAATTGTATTTGAATCTGTTACTGAGCTAATGGTGAATAGGCCATTGAATGGGTTATATGCTCCCACTGTTTCAATTCCCTCAATTTTAATTGTTGCGCCAGCCTGTAGGTTGTGATCTTGCAAAACACGAATTGTGATTGCATTTGATCCAATTGCTGTGCTTGATGCTGCAATATAAGATATATCAAATGAAGGGGTAAACTTTGTTCCTGTTGAAAACGTAATTGACTTACCTGACTGATATCTAAAATATCTACGTGTCTGTCTAAGTGTTTGTGTTCCGCATACGTTATTTCCAGTCGTGAGAATAACTCCACCATCAAACGGTCTATGTTCTACGTAGCCCTCTGGCTTACAGAATAGACCAATTCCTGTGGTGTTTATTGCACCTACTGGAATTAATGACTGTGTCATGAATGAAAATGAATTTGGGGTTGTAACTCTGTCAATCAAGAAGCTTCCATTAATTGCGCTTCCTGATGGAGCTGAAATCAAAATTGGCGTTCCTGGATAAAGTCCATGTGGGTTTGTAGTAACAACATCGATTCTTGAAAGACTTGCACCGTCTGATGTTGCTGCCCAAGAATTTAAGGCTCCAGTATTTCCGCCTGGAATGTGTGCATTATCAAAGATTCCTCCACCGTAAAGTGTTGTTAGGGTTCCATCTAGAACACTAGTCAAGTTTGGAACATTGCCCTTGGCAATAAATGAAAATGCTGTTGAGTCAACAATGGTAATAAGAAAAGTACCATCTGTAAGAGGGCTTAGTGATTCGTTAACGCTTACTACGTCTCCGTTGTTTAATCCGTGTGGGGTTGCGGTTGTTACAACAATTCTAGATCTTGGTGATCCGCCTGATGAAATAATAGAAATTACATCTAGGGAGTTTCCGCCTGTATTTCTTGAAAAGAATGTTGGGTAGTTATTTTGAAGAGAAAGAGATTCCCATTTAGAACCCTGCACACCGTACTCAAAGTCAGTATCAATCAAAGACTCTGGATCAGATATTTTTAGCTTTCCTACTGCATCCAACTGGTCTGGTGAAGGCGTAAATGTCTCAGATGGCTCGTCAACCATAATTTGAAGCTTATCTGTTGACTGCATTGATGCTGTATTATACTCAAGAACTAAAGTTGTGTGAACATCATTTAGACTATCAGTTAAAGAGTAGCTTGCTAGACCTACCGCTGGGTCTGAAAAATTATAAATAATTTTATTTTGGGTGACGTTTGTGATCAAAAGAAGATTTTGTCTTAGTACAAATCTTGGAATTGTAATCGTGGATGTTGCGGGGGAAAATATAATCCCTTGATCGTTAATTGCTCTTCTTGCCATATTGGTTAGTCTCCCTTAGAAAATAAAACTTGTTGCCATAATTGTACCATTTATCTGTGCCAAAGATGATGTTAGTGCATATTTTGGATAATAAATACCTAGATTAAGTAATGAATCTAATTCATAGGCTGAAACTCTTCTTTCAATATCTGCCACAACTACATCTCCAATTGGACCTGTCGGACCAACGGGTCCCTGGACTCCTGCTGGACCCTGAATACCTTGTGGACCTCTTACGTTACCTTGTAAAACCCAAGTTGTTGTTGATGCGCTATAAACATAATACTCTCCAGTATTTAAATTTATAAAGTTGTCGCCTTCAATTAAATTTGTTAGCCCTGCATTTTGTGGAACTGATTGAGCTGTATATGTCTTTGTTCCTCTTGTACCTGGAACACCTGCTGGGCCCGTAACTGATGCGCCCCGTGGAATTGAAAAGTTTAAAACAGCATTTGTTGCTGTGCCTGAATTTGTAACTGTTGCATTTAGGCCTGAAGCAACCGATGTTACTGTACCTACAGATATAGCTGCTGCAGTTCCTGCTGGGCCTTGAGGGCCAGTAGCTCCCGTTGGGCCAGGTCGTGATCCTGCAACGACTACCCACTCAGTTCCGTTATAGCGTTTTAATGACATATTTGATTACCTCTCCACTATTATACAACATATCTTTTATTAAACCCCAGCCCAAATCAGCGTTTCCGCATCAAAGGTTGGGAATATCTTTATCCATTGTCCTGCCGCTGCTACATATAAAGAAGCCTCTGAAGATATGTATGCTATCATTCCGCCGTGCAAAGATGCTGCTGGCAGGCTAGCAAAATTTGTTATTTGTGCAGCATTATTTTTAAATAAATCAGAGTAAGTTATTTCTCCTTCTTCTGTTGTTAAGTCTAGCCAAAATTCTGTTTGTGCTGGATTAGGTGGAGTTGTTGAAGATAAAATTGATTGACCACTTGTATCGTCAAGATCTACCCAGAAATCTCCTTCAATTGCAGTATACGTAGGTGGCTCTTCATCTGAATAAATTAAAGGAAGTTCTGGCTCATCTGTATCAATCCACAGCGTGTCCATCCCATATGTTCCTTCAGCTGGAGGATTAGGTCCAGCAAATACAAATTCAGTAGAGCCTGCGTCATCGTCAACATCTATCCAAAGATCTCCTGTTGATGTTGCACCTGCTGGGGGTGAAATTAAACCAACAAAAAATGTGCTTGGTGGCAAAGATGTATCTGTTGGAATTAGTGTTAGTCCACCGCCTCCGCCTGAGCCTTGAATATCTTGCCAAAGTAGTCCGTCCCAGACCTTTAGTTTGTCTAGTGGCTTATTGTAATAGATTTGTCCGTGTACTGGAGTTAGTGGAGCGGCATCAAGTCCAATAATAATTCCATTATTAAAAGTATTTTTAGATGTCCATGTATTTGTTGTAGATTGAGATAGGTTTGTTGTTACATTTTCCCAAGCCGAGTTTAAAGCATTCCATACCTTTAGAGCACCTATTGTTCCGCTTCTTGCTTCATCCGTATCAAACCAGAATTGACCATCTATTGGAGAAGTGGGTGCATTAGAGGACATCTTTGCAGTAGAAGGGGGAATATAGGCTTCTAGAATCATCTTGTTAGATTCATCATCGTAGGTTACAGAAATATTAGGATTTGTTCCATGAGTAAACAATGGTCCGATTGCATCTTGAACTTGTTCTTGGGTTAATTGAGCTACTGCTACAAAGTTAATCTTGCCTGTGACATCATCATATGTTGCCGTTAAATTTGTATGAGTTCCAGAGGTTATAAGGCCTGCGGCTACATCCTGAATTTTCTCGTCTATATCTAATTGAGATAGTGGAACTTTTCCAAGTCCATCAAGTTGTGCAATTCCATCTGCTTGGCCTACTTCTGATACAGGAACATATTTTGTATCGCTTGTATTTCCAAGGGCAGCAATTGCTGCATCAGTATATGACTTTGATGAGGCTAAAGCTGTGGCTATAGCTGTTGTTATAGTTGTTGAAAAATTAGGATCGTCATTTATTGCTGCCGCTATTTCATTTAGGGTATTTAGCAGTGCTGGAGAGGTATCAACTAAATTTGAAATTGCTTGATTTACGTATGCTTGGCTTGCTATTGTATTTGTATTTACAGATAAGGTTATTGTTTTTGCTACGCTATCGTAGACCTTGTCTATTCCGCCTGTAGCAACAATTGCCGTTGCAATTGCAGCAATTGCTTCTTCATTATCGTATGTAGCTGTTAAGTTTATTTTTCTGGCCACATCGTCGTAAGCAACAGTTATATTTGTATGCGTTCCAGTGGTTAGCAGGTCTCCAACTAGATCCTCTACCTCTTCGGTATCAAGAATGTTGGTTTCTAGGGTTCGAACTTTAAAGTCTAGGGAGTTAGGGTTTGTGTCATTGGTTTTTCCAACTTTTGTCTCAAGGGCCTCAATAGCATCATTTGCGTCTGCATGCTGTTTAGCATGTGGGACAGCTAAAACCGAGTCAGTCGGCTGTGGGTTAACTAGAACGTCTAGGTCTGCTGGAAAATTTGTTGCCATATGGTTGCACCTCTTTCCTTATTATACCCTAAAGCTTATTAAGTTTTACCACTTACCTAGGGGGCATGTAGCCTTCTCAAGCTTTGTTTTTAAGTGCATTAAGCATCCACACTTTTTGCATTGCTTGGTGAGGGATATAAGTTCTGGACAAAACTTGCATATCTCATATCTTCTGTCAGCCTCTTCCTCTGTGGCGTATTCAGTTTTTGGATTTAAAAAATCCCAGGGCCTTACTTCTCTTTTGGTAAGATCTGTGTTTTCTATATCTGACATTTTATCCCCTATGCCTTTAATTATACCAAAAGACTTATTTTTAACATAGAGGTATCCATTTTTCTAAGTACTGTCCCTTTAATTCAGAGACTGGAAGAACCTGTATGCTTAGATATTTAAAATAGTCTAGATAAACAATCTTATTTCCCGCCTCAGAAATTATAATATCTCCTAGGCTTAAAGCAAGAGGGGTTTCATTAATCTTTATGTTAGAAACAGAATCTTCTAGGCATAGTATTCCAAACAAAGCTGGCTTGCTTGCGCTAGACTGATCGTGCCAAAAATCAGTGGGTGGCGATTCTAATAGATCACAGGAAAGATAATATCTATTGGTATCGTAGCTTAAGTTAAACTTATTACAGGATTCTTTTACTGCCCCTACAACATCTTTAAATATCTTATTAACTTGAATATCTGGAAAAGATAAAACGTTTTTGTTTTTATTTGGAAATACCTCTTGTGGTTTTTGTGTCATTCCTAAAATGCCAGCAACAGGAAATTGATATACAAGATCTTTCTTGTTTAATTCTGAGTAAAACTTTTCATATACCCCAGCAGCCTCTGTGTGGCCTACATGTATCAGTGTTTGTTTATTAGATCTGTATAGCAATCTTTCGTTACGACTCAATTTTACCACCAGGCCTTTCTTTAACCCAAACAAACGGGTAAACAGGATCTCTTGGTGGCAGAATGTCATCTACAGAAATATCAGACAATAATTCTTCTGGCTTCCTTGAAGGAATATATTCTCCGCCTGATCCATAAGCTCCAATTATTCCCTTTTGTGTTTTTAGGCTACTATCTGTAGTTGTCTCTACTATTATATCAAAAAGCTCGTACATAAGGGTTCTTAATATAGGACCACTAACTGCTAAAAGCCCCCTTTTTCTATAAACTGGATTTATGTAAACTCTGTCTACGGTTCCGTCATAATCCACAAGCAGATACATGTCTGGATAATTTTTTACAACACAACTTGAAACTATAACAGCTCCTTCTGCGTGATCGTTATTAAAATAAAACTGACACACCCATTTTGTTTGTAACAAAGATACTTCTGTTATCTGAAGCCACCACCCCGCAAGCTCTTTAGGCCAGGCTGAAAATACAGGCACTATCTTTTCATTAATTTTTTTCAGACTTATAATATTATATTGCGAAGGAATCATGTGTTAGCATTTTTTCAGTAAAGAACATATCGTAAGGTTCACAGTCTATTGATATGGTTTCATGAGCAACTTCTATTACTTCAAATAAGTCTACAATTTCCCAACTATTACTATCTAGGTCAAAGACATAATCTAACTGCTCAACAACTTCTTCAGACCTAATAAATTGAGTTATTCCATTTCTTTTTACAAGGATCCAGTGCCACTGTGAGAAGATATCGCCATTAATTACAACAGCCTTGTCTCCAATTCTCCTAGTTATTCCAACTATTTCTGTATTTACAATATTTAAGTTTGGATTATCACTTGTCCATGATAATGCTTCTTCGGTAACACCTTCAGATGGATTATATGGGAATCCTTCTAGATCTGCAGAAAGTAATATGTCACCTACATTTAAATTTTCAGCACGAACAAGTCCTGATGGAGTTCTAACTAAAGTAGATACCGAAACAGATTTTCCAACAGGTGGTCCAAGTGGTGGCAAATCTATTGGTGGAAAAGCTGGTGGATCTGCTGGTGGAGCTGCTGGTGGATCTGCTGGTGGTGCTGCTGGTGGATCTGCTGGTGGTGCACTTGGTGGAGCTGAAATTCCACAAAAACTGTATCCAAGGTATACGTCTGGGCATCCAGCCGTCCAAGATCTTTGATATGCGTTTCCATAACCTTGAGCGTTTACGTTAGTGCAATATGTTGGGGCATCTACATAATCACAATCTACTGGTGGGCCTGCTGGTGGGCCTGCAGGTGGTCCTGCTGGTGGACCTTGTGGTGGAACAGATGCTGCAGCAGTAGTAAAGCTTGTACTGGAAGACGCAGAAGATCCACTATAATTTGCATTTGCATATAGTGTTACGGTTACAGAGTAATTTGTGCCAGCAGAAAAACCACTTAGTAGTACTGGTGGGCCTCCCCCAGAGGATGCACTATTATTCGAAGAACCATTGCTAGCTGTAACGGTATATGAACCCCAACCGCTTCCTCCCCATGTTATGTAGGCTTGATCTTGAGTCCAAGCTTGGCCTGCTCCTGCGCCATACGCAATAACAGAACCTATATTTGGGTATGGACTTGGCGGCGGCGGTGGTGGTGGAGGCTCTACATAATTGTAATATCTAAATGGTATAGTCTCACCAATTTTAACAGTACTTCCGCTTGCAATTTCTTGATCTACAATTGACTGATTTAAATTTATATTTTGAATATCAGAGGCAGTTTCAGACCAACTCAGTCCAACTGATTCTAGGGCTGTTTTTGCTTGAGATCTACTTAAACCTGATAAGTTAGGCACGTTTACTTTTCTAATACCGACTCTCGATATCGAAATTCTTTTGCTAGATCTTCTTCTAGCCATTTTAAACGCTCAGATCGCCTAGGACAACCCAGGAATTTAATGCTCGTTTAATTAAAGTTGCACTACTCCACTGTGCACGTAATTTTAATCCAGGAGTAGAATTTGGAGTAAATCCATCTCCTGCTATAGTAACCTGAGAGGTTCCTGTTTGTAATATATCTACAGAGTATCCAATGGGAAACAAGTTAGAATCTGTTATTGTTATAGTTCCGCCTGCAGACATTTCAATAAGTCTTCCAGAATCTATTGGCGCAATAGTGTAACTGGTAGACTTAGAATTTATTGTTATCGAATCTTCAGATCTAACAGAAACTGATCCTGACATAGATGGATGATATTGACAGGCATAATATAAATTATCTGGGGCATTCTGCGGAAGCTCTACAATAATAGAACCATTATCTGCTCCAGCATTTGTTATGCCTTCAGAATAAACATTTGCTAACGAGTACCCGCCTGGCACTGTTTGAATCCAGAAAGGGTGGTTTGTAGCATTAACTACAATTCTGTACCGCTTGCCTTTTGCAAAGCTAATAGTATCGTTTAAAACTCCATTTACAAGGTATCCACCTGAGCCTGAATTAGTAATATAATAATCTACAGAAGGCTGTGAAATAGAAACTTTATTATCTAATGCTGTTTGGGTAGCAGTAGATATTGGCTTAACAGAGTCTGCCGTATTGTCTACATTTTCTAAGCCAATCATTGTTTTTGTAATACCGCTTACTGTTCCAGTAAATGTCGGTGAAGCAATAGGAGCTTTTGTTCCTAGTGCTGTTGTTATAGTTGCAGCGTATGAAGCATCATCATTAATTGCAGCGGCAATTTCATTTAAAGTATTTAATGCATCGGGTGCTGTATCTATAAGGTTTGATATAGCAGCTGTAATAGCTAAATTTCTGTTTGTTACTTCAGTAGAAATTGCAGAAGTAATTTCTGTGTCTCTTGCAATTGTTGCTGGGATTTGAGAGTCTGGAACAAAACCATTTAAATCAAGTTCTGCAACTCCTTCTGGGTTTCCCAATAAACTCATTGGAATATAACCAGTGGAAACTGTATCATCTAATGCATCAATTGCTGCATCAACATATAATTTGCTTGCAATAGTGCTGTCAACTGCAAGAGTGATTGTATTTGCAACATCGTTATAGGTTTTGGATACACCTGTTCCAGCAACTAATGCTGAGTCTATTGCATCTTGAGCAAGCTCTGTAATTTCACTTGGTATAACGCTTAAAAATGGAAGTGCTGGCCATAAACTTGTTCCATTTCCAGCTTTTATTTTATTTAGCGTTGTATCTAGACCTAGTTCTCCAGCTGCTAAAGGTCTTGTGGAAGAAGACCATTGAGATGAAGTACCTCTTCTAATTTTTATCGTTACTGATGGCATTATGCAGCACCGCCATCAACTACTCCTGGACTTGGAACTTCAACTGATTCTACAGAATAAACTGCTCCATCATATGTATGAATATGATCTAGTAGGCCTGTTATGGCACCGCCAACTGGGCTCCAAGACGAACCATCATAATATTTTAAAGAAGATTCAGCAGTATTAAAATAAATATCACCTATGCGTGGGTTTGCTGGATCTGTTGCTAGTGCTACTGCGTGTAAGGGAACTAATCTTTGAACTGACATTTAAAACTCCCTTATCCAGTAATTACGACTCTGTAGGCTCCACTTGCAGGCGCTGTTGCAAATCTTAGTGTAATTGTGTTTGCTGATGTACGCTCTACATCTGTTTCAACTAAAGCTTTTAGCCCTGCTGTTTCAAAAACTTGAACAGTAACATCATCTGATCCCAAATTGTGTGTTACAACAAGCGCTGTTAAATCTGAAGGGTTAGCAAGATTTTCTGCGTACTTTCTTGCAATTGCATGATAGTTTGTTCCATTATTTGTAAGTGTCCAGTTATCGCTTGTCTCATTCCATAGAACTTCAACATCTGCGCCATCGCCACGCTCTACACGAATTCCAGCATCTGCTGTTGGTGTTCCAGTATAGTCGGTATTAAGATTAATCTTATTATCAACAATATTTACCTGTGTAGTATTTACTGAGTTTATTGTTCCAGCTACGTTTAGGTTTCCGCCTACTGTTAAATTATTTGTAATGCTTACATCATCTGGAAGACCAATTGTTACTGTTGTGCCTTCTCCTGCTGTAGGGCTTACTGTTACTTCATTAGCTGTTCCTGTAATGTTTGCAACATAATCACCAGTTGTTTGGCTTCCAAGGTTTACATTCTTAACACTTACTGCACCGTCTGTTACGGTAAAATCTGTTGTAGCAAAAGAAGCAACACCACGGTTTGTAGTTGTTGCAATTTCTGCATCTACTGTTAGTATGTTTGCTACATCATCATATGTTACATCTATACCTTCGCCTGCATTGATTTGTCCAGCAACAATATCTTGAACACGCTCAGCGTTTAATGTTACTGCTCCTGATGTTACTGTAAAATCTGTTGCGTCAAAGCTTGCAACGCCTTTATTAGTTGAAGTTGCATCTTCTGCTGATACTGTAACTGTATTATTTGTTACAGCTACGTCAATTCCTTCTCCGCCAGCAACAGTTAATGTGTCAGTTAATAGATTAACTGTATCTGTTCCAGTGTCTCCTGCTATTGAAAGGTTTGTTGCTACGTCTGCTTCGCTTGCTGCGGTTAAACGACCTTGTGCATCTACGGTAAATGTTGGGATCTTTGTTGTTGAACCGTATGAGCCAGCAGTTACTGTAGTGTTATCTAAGTCTATTGTTGTTGTGCCTGCTGCATCGTTGTATGTTGATGTTAGACCAACTCCGCCAACGATTGCTGAACCAATTACATCTTGAATAACCTCTGTAGAACCAGACATTGGCATCCATGGACCATTTGGAGAGGCAAGTCCATTGTAGTAGTACATTGTATTATTGCTTGAGTCATAATAAATCTGACCCGCTACTGGATTGGATGGTGCTGAACTTAAATTCTGAATTCTTGCATTGAGCAGCTCATTCTTGTTGAGGTCAATGTTGGTTACAAATAATCTTGCCATTTTTTATTCTCCTTTAGGACAGGTACGCTGTCCCTGAAAATGGTTGTGCCATTGTCAGTGTAATCTGGTTAATACTATTATAGTCTATTCCCGTTTCTAATATGTCGCCTGCAGAATTTTTGATAGTCACATTTGGATTGTATCCCAAATTATGTGTTATCTGAAGGCTATATATTCCATTTACTGGACCTGTTACTTGATTGATCAACCAAGGGTAAGTCAATGTTCCAGCTGTTAGGAGGTAGTTTGCTGCTCCGACCCATGTAAAGTCTGAGGGCTTTGGACCATAAAATCTTGTTGTGTTTTTGTCGTAATAAAAATCGCCTTCAAGACCTAGTGTTTCTGATGGGGCACCTAGGCCATTTAATATTGTTTTTCCTCTTGGTCCTTGAGGGCCAGGACTGGAAATAACTACATCATTTACGACTTCTGTTACTATTACTTTTTCTACTGTCATACTGTCACCGACCTACTTAGTGCTAAAAAGCCTTCAAGTAATTTTATTTTATTTCCGTTGCTATCTGTCACCATAAGATCATAGGCTGATTTTGGATAGAATAGTTTATTTGTCTGTGCTGGTGTCATTTTAATTGTTAGTTTTCCAGCAGTCGGATCTATTGAAATTCCATTTGATAGATTAGGGGTAGTTAATGTAAACGCTAACTTTGATCCGCCTTTTGTGTCTCTAACCTGAAGTTTTGCAGAAGCACCGACTAGACTTATCGGTAAGTCTTGGTTGTCTCTATATTCTACAACAAAAGAAAATGTTGCATTTTGGTCTACTTCAAAATTTTTAACTGCTGACATAACATCTCCTAAAATAGGAAAACTCCTGTACTTATTTTAGCACAGGAGAGTCCCTAATTCGATATTAAATTTTTACTTTGCTACGAATCCGAATTCCTTGTTACTTGGGCTTAGAGCCTTAAGGATTACTGGTGCAACAGCTGCTACGCCACCTAGAAGAAGGTCTCTTGGATTTGTATTTCCAGTCATATATAGAGCAATTGCTGCTGAAAGAAATGCACGAGCATATGTTCCAAGCGCTGCTAAAATTTGTTCTGTCATTGTTACCTTTCCATCTTTGTTTAAATCCGCTTTATCGAATTTAGCCATATTATCATCTCCATTTTGGGCGGGGTGCCCAGAATTTTGGGGAATATCCCCAATACTATAATTCTACCACATTAAGCAGATATGTCTACAAGCTCACAATTTCCATCTGAGCTGCAGGCAAGGGTGGCATTAGTAGATGTGCCATCCTCTGTCTCATAAAAAGATAAATCTTCCCAGCGAATATCTTTAGGCATCTTTGCAACAAGTGCATCGTATTCAGCCTTATCTACTTCTTGATATGGAGCCTGCTTGTATGAGTGATCTGAGTGTGGAAGGAATGAAATTCCAGACACTTCGTCAAAATGCTTATATACCCATGCTCCTACTTCCATCCACTCATCTTCTTTTACAGAAACTGTAATTGATGGCTTATGCTCACACCATGCACGTTGGTAAACCAACCAAATGTTAAGGTGCTCAATAGCTGTTAGATCATTTCTGACAATTGCACCCTCTGGTGCCTTTACTGGGAATGAAAATACGTATGTATCGTTTGGCTTCATTACATCATCTTCTACTGGAATCCCCACCTCTTTAAGGAAGGTAGAAATTGGATCTCCCTTTGAACCACGAACAGTTCTAATATAGTATGGAGAATGCCAAGCATGCATTCCTGAAGATACCCCGACCAATTGAGACACTGTTCCAGAAGGCTTTACACAAGTAATAGCGGCAGACTCAGGAATCCCAATTTTCCCAGCCTCTTCTTTATTCTTTGCTCTTGCTGCTTCTCTAAGGGTCATCAAGAATGACTCTAGTGCAACCAAATCTTGTTTGCCTGACATAAACTTATGCCCAAACTGTCCAGTCAAAGAAACTCCTAGTAAGCGTTCCTCTTCTGTGTTATCTTTCCAAATCTTACGTAGATACTTAAAGTCTGTAAGAGTGGACTGCCAGGTTCCAAGAATAGTTGCTAGTTCTACTTTACGTTCAATATCTTTCTTTGTATCATTTTCACGTAGTACGACTTCTGAAAGATTACAAAACTGGTAAGGACGTAGAATAATCTCTGAACACGGGTTAGTTCCATAGTGTATATCTGGATCTCTTCTTCCATACTTGGCTGCTTGGGCTTGAGCTGCGGCCACATTGTATATGCCTCGTTCTCCTGATTTTGAATCATATAGAGATTTCCATTCTGCAATAAATTGCTCCATCTCTGGCTTGCGTGAATACGCAACAGAGTTATTAGACAGGGCACGTTGTGGGCTTGCTTCCCACCAGTTACCTGACTTTGCCTGCGCCATTTCAATATCATTAATATTAGAAAGAGAAATCATTGCTGAGCGACGAACTCCTCCTACAACAACTACTTCACCAATCTTGCACATAATGTCGTGGCATTCGATTGGCTTTAGGTTTCTTCCTGTAGCATTCTTAAACTTTGCAATTGTAAAATCAAACAAGTTAATAAGTGGCTGTGGGCCTGAAGATCTTCCACCCATTGTCTTAAGTCTTGCTCCTGCTGGTCTTACCTTAGAAACATCAATTGCTGGAATCTGTCCAGACCAAAGTAGTGCTAGCAACTCACGGTATGCTTTAGCCCAGCCCTGCTTTGAGTCTTCTACTGTAATAACTGTAGTTGACTTCTCTAAAGTTTCTGGGACGGCAGGAAGCTTATTGATGTACTTATACTCAACAGAGAATCCTACACCTGTACCGCACATAAGGATATACATAGTCTCATCAAATGAACGTGGTGAAT